CGGATATCATCACTGACGTGACCCTGGCGGTTGAGCAGTCGGCCACCGTGGAAACCCTCACCCTGGGGCACACCTGGACCTCGACGATCGCCAAGGCCACCATCGCCCGGGTCGAGATCGTGGAACTGGTCCGTCTGGACAATGACACCGTGGAGATCGAATGGGACGCTGGTGAGCGCATCGCGCGCTGCACCGTTTCCGTTCGAGCAGTTATATCATGACCTTTGTCGCCTTCGAAGAATCAGCCGAACAGAGCGCACCAATCGAGGTGTACGAGTTCTCCGTCGGGTCCGACACGTGGAACTACACGTCCGCCGAGACCGAGAAGACCATCGGGGGCCGCACCTACACCCCGCTGGCCATCGAGCACGGCAACCGGGTGGACGGCCCGGAGGAGCGCCAGAGCGTGTTCACGATCCGGGTTCCGTCCGACACCCCAATCGCTCAGCTCTACACGAACATCCCCCCTGGGCAGAGGGGGCTGGTCAAGGTCAAGAGGTACCAGCTCCTCGACACAGTTGACCTGGAGCTGACGATCATCTTCGACGGCACGATCCGGACGGTGTCGTTCGAATCAAAGACGCAGATCGCGAACATCAGCGCCCAGCCGGCCATCTCCTCCACGACCCGCCCTGCGCCCAGGGCAGTCTACAGCTCGGCGTGCAACCATGTGCTGTACGACTCCCGGTGCGGAGTGGACCCAGACGACGCGGCCTACAAGGTCACCAGCACCGTGTCCGGGGTCACCGACAAGGTGCTCACCGTGCCGGGGCTCAGCGCCTTCGCGGACGGGTTCTTCACTGCTGGGTTCATCGAGCTGGCCGATGGGTCCGACGCACGGACCATCTTCGACCACACAGGCAACGACATCACGCTCCACTACTCTTTCCCCGGGGTGATCACGAGTGAATCAGTTATCGTGCGCGCGGGTTGCTCCCATGACTCGTCAACCTGTGTGAGCAAGTTCAACAACTTCATCAACTACGGAGGGTTCCCCTTCGTGCCGTTGAAGAACCCCTTCGAATCGGGGATCCTGTAATGGCGTTCTTCCTTTCGCTCTTGATCTTCGCAGCGGTATTCGTCCTTGGCGAAGTGCTGCGCCCAAAGCCCAAGATCGAGAACGCCAAGCCTGCCGCGCTCGGCGAGTTCCCGTTCCCGACCGCCACGGAAGGCCGGCCCATCCCAGTTATCTGGGGCACCGTTCGGATCCAGGGCGCCAACGTCACATGGTACGGCGACTTCCAGCAGCGCGCGATCAAAAAGAAGGTCAAGAGCGGGCTCTTTAGCTCCTCCCGCATCACGACTGGATATCGGTATTACATCGGCATCATGTTCGCGCTCTGCCGGGGGAAGGTTGACTTCTTTCGGAAGATCTGGATCGCGGACAACCTCGTGTGGTCGGTGCCCTTCGCTGGCAACACGACGTTTGCCATCGAGGAGGAGAACCTCTTCGGTGGCGTTGAGCTGGGTGCCGGCGGCATCATCGGGACCATGGAGTCCTTCGACGGTTCGACCACGCAGCCCGTGTCGGACTACCTCGCCAACTTCCAGACCGTGAGCGGCGACACCCCGGCCTACCGCAACGTCGCCTACATCACGAACAGCAACGCTGGCAACTCCCTGATCAAGGGCAAGAAGGCCGTCTACATCGGCACGAGCACCCAGCCGGCTGTGTGGAAGTTCGAGGTGCAGCGCACCCCCGTTGGGCCCACCGGCTACCTCGCCGCCAACAAGACCGTCAACACGCTCGACGCGAACCCGATCTTCGTCGTGTACGAGCTGATGACGAACGACGACTTCGGCCTGGGCTGGTCCACGAGCCTCATCGACGCGACGAGTTTCAACACCGCAGCCACCACGCTGAAGGCGGAGGGCAACGGGTTCAGCTTCATGCTGGACGTGGGTGAGCAGATCCTCGAGGTGATCCGCCTCGTCGAGGAGCAGATCGACGGCGTGTTCTACCAGGACCCGGCGGACGGACTGTGGAAGGTGGCGCTGGCCCGCTCGGACTACGATCCTGCCACGATCCCTCTCATCGACGAGAGCAACTGCTCGGACCTGATGAACTTCACGCGGGGCACCTGGGACGACACCATCAACACGGTGCGCGTCCCGTTCTCCCAGGCAGTGGATACGTTCAAGAACACCTACGCGCTCGCCCAGGACATGGCCAACGTCCAGCTCCAGGGGGGTGTCTCGCTCGCGGAGGTGAAGTTCCCGGGGGTCAAGGACGCCGACCTCGCCAACAGTCTGGCCTGGAGAGAGCTGCGAGCCCTCTCGCGCCCTCTCGCGAAGTGCCAGGCGGTGGTGAATAGAACCTTCTGGGACGCCAAGCCGACGGACGTCTTCGCCGTCTCGGACGCGGATCTCGGCCTCACTCGCCTCTCCATGCGGGTGGCGAAGGTGGACTTCGCCGAGCTGGCCGATGGCCGAATCACCCTGGACCTCGTCGAGGACGTGTTCGAGCAGAACGACGGAGCGTTTGGGGCTCCGCCGGTAACGGTGTGGGCGCCCCCGTCCTCGGTGCTCGTCCCGTTCCCCTCGACCGAGCAACTGGCCTTCGAGGCGCCGCGCGCCCTCGTGGTGCGAGACACCGAGTCGTCCTCCACGGATAACAAGATCTGGGCCGCTGGTCGGTTCCAGGCCGTCGAGGTGGACTTCAGCATGGTGGCCCGCACCGCAGCGGTGACCCCGTCCGGTGCCTACACGGAAGTGGGTCAGGCGGACGAGTTCATGCTGATCGGCGAGCTGGACGCGGCGCTCACCGCCGACAGCTCCTTCCCCCTGTCGGCGATCGACATCGTCACCACGCCGGATTCCCAAGCAGAGATCCAAGCTGCCTTCACCGCGAGTCCCACGACGGAGGAGGCAGGCCTGAACCTGATCAACCTGCTCTACGTCGGTGGGGAGTTCATGATCGTCCAAGGCACTGCTACGGACCTCGGAGCGGACGTGCGGCTGACCAACGTCTACCGGGGTGTGCTCGACTCCGTCATGATGGACCACTCCGCCGGGGCGCCGGTCTACCTGCTGTTCGCCGGGGGCAACCTCACGGACGACCTGTTCACCGCCACCTGGGTCGTGGACTTGAAGCTGCTGCCCCGGACGGTGGACACGACGGTCGCGGAAGGTGACGCCACCACGATCCAGATCCAGATGGCGGACCGCGTCCGGCGCCCCTACCCTCCGTGCGAGCTGGACCTGAGCGCCTCACGCTTTGCCAGCACCACGTCCCTCGAGGGCACTGGCTCCGGCTTCCAAGGGGTGGGCGTGGGCATCGAGCTGGTGCGCCGGAGCATGTTCACGTCGGACGAGATCCTCGCTCTCACCGCTGACGCAGCCACCCTGGACCCCAACTACCCTACCCTCTACAACAACACCCACACCGTCGAGGTGGTGGACGACCCGGACGGCACCCCTGTCACGCTGTTCACCCTGGACTTGGTCCAGGAGATCGACGGACTGCTCCTCCGCAACACCATCCTCCGCCACACGGACGGGGTGCTGCCGACGAGGATGCAGGTCAAGGTCGCGGCCTTCCACGACTTCGAGGGCACCAACTACGAATCAACCGTGAGTCTGGATTGGTCGTTCGACGTGACGACCTCGCTGACCGGCGACTTCAACTTCGGCGCCCTGGACACCAACGACGTTTCCAACTCGTACACGGTCACGGACGCGGGGGACCACGTGTTCGCCCTGGGCGTGGCGACGGCCGTGGGCGACGTGGAATACCGATTGAATGGAGGATCCTGGACGCAGCTGATAGCACAGGGAGCGACAGCCGGTACCATCGTTGGTGCCTCGGTGTCAGACACGATCGAAGTCCGGCATGCGAGCACCGATACGGACATGGAAACGTTCCTGGAAATGCAGGGACCTGGAACCGGGGATGACGGCTATGGGATCCTCTTCACGTGATAAAGCTATGACCAAGGAATCGATACTCACCCCAAGGACGAGCCTCAGCTTTGCCGTGGTCGTCGTCCTGCTTGGCGGGCTCACGGCCAACATACGTATGGTGTCCGCCATCTCAGAGAAGGAGGTGGTCGTGGCCACCGAGGTGAAGGCGATGCGCAGGGATATCAGCTCCATCAGCACCACTCTTCGAACCTATGCCGTGGGGAACGACAGGCGGATTGAAGATCTCCGCACCAGTCAGTTCCAGTACCACGTTGACATGGCCAAGAAGATTGCTGCCATGGAGGGCGAACTGAAAGCGCTTCGCCAACAGCTGAAGTGAAATGGCATAAATGGTTTCTATTCGTGATCTTGATCGTAACAGCGGCCACGGCGGCCAACTGGTACTATCACACCAAGGCGATGGAACGCTTTGACGAATACGAAACGCTGATGACGGAGCTGGACATGACGACTATGACCTCGACGTGGCTGAGTGGCGGTGTGAGCCGCACCATCACGTCCAACCGACGAACCTCCGAAGCCCTCGACGTTTTCCTCGCTCGGCACAAGAGCGAAGTGGTGCAGGCCCAGACCCTCTTCCCACTCGATGGCTGACATGAAATGCGGCATCTGCGGTGCCCAGTGAGGGGCGTGTCCCGATCCACGGCGGGACGCGCCCCTCTTTTTATTGTCCCCTCGGTGCCAAGTAGTGGTACAGTGATGGTGGAACCTGGGTGTTGGGCTCCTGATGCTCCCGCCGCGACCCGTTTCAACCACTCCGGGTCGTGGCGGGGGCTCTTTTTGTTTTCACGCCCGCACTGCGCCATGCTTCCGGTATGAAGACAACACCCTACGCGCACCAGCGCGATGAGTTCAACAGCTCCCTGGGCCTGGACCCCATCCGCCGGGGCCTGTGGTGGGAGATGGGCTGTGGGAAGACCAAGCCCGTCATCGACGTCACCGCAGAGCAGTTCACCCGTGGCGCCATCGATGGCCTCCTTGTCCTGGCTCCCTCAGGCGTTCACCGCAACTGGGTCGTGGAGGAGATCCCGACCCACCTGGACGTGGACGTGGCCGCACAAACCCACATGCTCTTCTGGAGCAGCAAGTCCGCCAAGACCAAGAAGTATCAGGCGGAGGTGGCGAAGCTCTTCGACAAGGAGAAGTATCCGTTCGCCGTGCTCACCATGAACTATGAGGCGGTCATGACGGACGGGGGCCGGGCCGTCATGAAGCGGTTCCTGGAGCAGCGCACCTGTGTGTACGTGCTGGACGAGAGCCAGTACATCAAGACCCCCGGCGCCAAGCGGACCAAGCGCATCCTCGCCTCCGCGAAGTACGCGCGCCACCGCTGGTGCCTTTCCGGCACCCCCGTGGACAACAGCCCCTTCGACGTGTTCACTCAGGTGAAGTTCCTCGACCCGACCGCGTGGCACCCCTACGGGTGCTCCACCTTCGCCGCGTTCAAGGCGTTCTTCGGCGTGTGGGACACCATGGTCACGACCGCGAACGGGCGCGCCCGAGAGTTCCCTGTTCTGAAGTTCCACCGCAACCTCGACCGCCTGCACGAGGTGGTGGACCGGGTGGGCACCCGGCTCGTCAAGACCGACGTGCTCGACCTGCCCCCCAAGAGCTACGTCACCCGTCCTTTCGAGATGAACCCCGAGCAGGTCGCCGCATACAAGGACCTAAAGCTGGAGTTCATGACGTGGCTCGACAGCGGAGAAACCGTGACCGCCGCTCTTGCCATCGTGCGCATGACCCGGCTGCAGCAAATCACGTCCGGCTTCATCGGTACGGATGACGAGACGCTTGTCCCCCTGGGCAAGACCAACCCGCGCATCCTCTGCCTCAGCGCCCTCCTGGGCGAGATAGCAGGCAAGGCGATCATCTTCGCCAAGTTCAGGTACGACATCGACCAGATCATGGAGCTACTCGGCAGTGAAGCCGTCCGGTACGACGGCGAGGTGGGTGAGGCCCAGCGGGGGCAAGCAATCGAACGGTTCCAACGAGGGGATGCCACGTACTTCGTTGCCAACCCCGCAGCGGCCGGGACCGGGCTCACTCTCCACGCGGCAAACAACGTGGTGTACTACAACAACAGCTACAAGCTCGGGCAGCGACTTCAGTCCGAGGACCGCGCTCACCGCATCGGACAAGAGCACCCAGTAACGTACCACGACATCGTCGGTATCGGCACCCTGGATCTGGGAATAGCCACGTCGCTTCGACGCAAGCGGAAGCTGGCCGAACAAGTCATGGGCGACGAAATACGTACTTGGCTCTGAAAAGAGACAAACGTACCTTTCACCTTCCGTTTTCTTTGAAACCCTCCACTGGAGAATCCTCATGCCCCCGAGCATCACCTTCGACGTTCCGCCTGCCTCCTTCGTCACCCTCGCGACCCGCAACGTCGGGTCCTACGTCCGCATCGGTTCCGATGCGTTCATCGTCGCGACCCGCGACTTGCCGGGTGGCACCGCGACCCTTCTCAACCTCGCGGACGGCAGCGAGAACGTCACCCCCCTCACCCAGAACATCGAGGTGATGGAGCTGACCAGCGCCTCCTTCGCAGTCAGCTGATCTGACCCGGAAAAGTTATTGGGTGCGGTGGCCCAATAACTTGTCCCCAGTTCGTGAGGGGTGGTAGGGTTCCGGCATGAGTTACGAAATATTCAAGACCGACCCCACCGAAGGTGGCATGTCTCTCCTGAGCAGGCTCGCGAAAGAGCTGGAAGATGCCCAGGCAAACGAACAGCGCGCAGCGGAAGAGTTGAAAGAGGCGTCGCGCAGAGTCCGGGAGTTGACCGACCGCATCATCCCCGAGACCATGGAAGAGGTGGGAGTCGAGAAGTTCACCGCCACCGGTGGCCTCGAGATCAAACTCCAGGAGATCGTCACGTGCTCCCTGCCCAAGGAGCGCAAGGGACCGGCGCTCCTGTGGCTCGACGAGCACAACCACGGCGGGCTCATCAAACGCAAGCTGGAGGTGGCCTTCGGCCGCGACCAGGAAGAGGATGCGGCGGCTCTGCGCAGTGAGTTGAACCAGCGGTTCCCAGGCGTCCGAGAGGACCGCAAGGTCGAACCGAGCACCTTGCGTGCTTTCATCCGCCAACAGCTCGAGGATGGGGTAGACTTCCCCATGGAACTGTTTGGTGCGCGACGCTTCGTGCGAGCGAAGGTGACCTCCGCCAAGAAGTAAACAACCTCCGTGCCGGGAGGCCAATCCGGCGCAGCAACGAACCGTTGAACGTATTCAACGACACACCGACCCAAGGAGAGCCACACATGGCCAAGCGTACCACCACCCCCGCAACTCGCGGCAAAGCCGCTCCCCCCGCCGCAGTCCAAGACTATGGCGATCTGGCTGGAGCCGGCTACCAGAACACTGGTTCCGACGACTTCGCGATCCCGTTCCTGGCGATCATGCAGTCCAACAGCCCCCAGGTCGAGAGTGAGGAGCATCCGGCGAAGATCGGTAACCTCTTCAACACCGTGACCGAGGAGCTGATCGACCCCAAGGACGGCGTCGTCCTCACCCCCTGCCACACGGAGCATCTCTTCGTGGAGTGGCGCACCCGCGACCAGGGAGGAGGGTTCGTGCAGACGCACGCGCTCGACTCCGACGTGGCGGTGTGGGCTCGCGAGAACTGTGAGTTCGGCGAGTTCAAGACCCCGGAAGGCAACGACCTCTCCGAGACGTTCTACATGTACTGCATGTCGGTCTCGGACAGCGACGTGGAGCAGGGTGCCACCCCGAGCAACTTCGTCGTGGTGGCGTTCACGGGCACCAAGATCCGTCCCTACAAGCGGATCATGGGGCGCCTGCGGATGTTCAAGGGCAACCCGCCGCTCTTCGCGCACCGCCTGAAGTTCTCCTCCGTCGCGGAAGAGAACAGCAAGGGCAAGTACCGCAACTTCCACATCGAGCCGGCGATCGACAACGACGTTCAGTCGTCCCTCATCCCGGCCATGCTCGACGGCAACCCGCACCCGGTGCTCCTCGCGGGGCTCGAGTTCGGCAAGCAGATCGAGAAGGGCTTGGCGCGCCCGTCCCACGAGACCGCAGCTCGTGAGCCGGGCCAGGAGAGCGGCGACGAGGAAGACGCCTTCTAAGTCGTCGGTCTCCGACTGAAATCCAGCCTGGACTGAGGCCTCTTCTCCGCGAACGCATGCGCGGGGGAGGGGCCACTTTTATCCGTGGAGAGAAAGACGATGGAGTGGAACGAACAACAGCTTGGGGCCATACGTGCCGTCGAGAGCTGGTTCAAGTCGGGCGGTGGCCCGGTGTTCAGGCTGTTTGGGTACGCAGGAACGGGGAAGACGACGCTGGCCATTGAGTTTGCCAAGCGTGCTCGGGCCTCGGGGGCGCGCAACGTCCACTTCGCTGCCTTCACGGCCAAGGCCGCGTCAGTCATGGAGCAGAAGGGATGCTGGGGAGCCACCACCATCCATCGGCTCATCTACCTCCCGCGCATCAAGGGGGCCGCTACCCTGCGTGCGCTCATGGAGAGGCGAGAGCAGCTCGAGACGGCCCTGAAGGATGCTATCGAGCCCACCGACCTGAAGAGGATGACCACTCAGCTCAGCGAGGTGCAGAGGAAGATACGGCGTGAAGAGAACGGGCTGAAGCAGCCGGCGTGGAACCTCAACCTCGACTCCGTGCTCCACGGTGCCGACCTGCTCATCGTGGACGAGGTTTCCATGGTGGGCCGGGAGATGGCCGAGCACTTGCTCAGCTTCGACGTGCCGCTCCTCGTCCTCGGCGACCCAGGTCAGCTACCGCCGGTCGCGGACACCGGATACTTCAGCAGCGACCGGCCCGACATCCTCCTCGACGAGGTTCATCGTCAAGCCCAGGGCAGCCCGATCCTGGCGCTGGCCCACAAAGCCCGGATGGGCGAGCCGCTCCCCCTGGGCGAACACGTCGTTCCCAAGGGCAAGCTCAAAGTGGCTGACCTGATGAAGTACGACCAAGTGCTCGTCGGCACCAACAAGTCACGCCGCAACGTCAACCAGCGCATCCGTGAAGCGATGGGCCGCGAGGGACCGATTCCCGTTCCTGGCGATCGTCTCGTCTGCTTGAAGAACAACCCGGACGTGGGCGTGCACAACGGGTCTCTGTGGCACGTGCTGGAGGCGACTCCGTACCACGACGTGATCGCCTTAGAACTGGAGTCCGTGGAAGGCGGCCAGATGGTATCATGTGCAGCCCACCGCTGCCTGTTTGAAGGCAAAGAACCCTCCCACTGGGCGTGGAACGACGCATGCAGTTTCGACTTCGGCTATGCGTTGACTGTCCACAAGGCCCAGGGATCTCAGTGGGACCGAGTCGTCATTCTTGACGAAAGCAAAGTGTTCAGGGAAGCCGCTCGGAAGTGGCTCTATACCGGAATCACCAGGGCGGCGAAAGACGTCGTCATCATCAAGACCCGAAAGTGAAGCAACTCCCCATGCAAGGACCGAAGACTACCTTTGCGCAACGTCTCCACGCGGAAAAATACCGTGCCCCCGGTGAGACGTTCCGTGAAGCGATGAGCCGCATTGCCGGCGCCCTCACGGCGGACACAACGTCGTTCCAGAACCTGCGGCAGATACTGCTGGACATGCGGTTCATGCCCGGTGGTCGGATCCAAGCTGCAGTCGGCAGCACCAAGAACGTCACGCCCTACAACTGCTTCGTCAGTGGGAAGATCGAGGACAGCTTCGTGTCGGGTCACGGCTCGATCATGGACCGCGCCAAGGAGGCTGCGCAGACCATGCGCATGGGCGGAGGCATCGGTTACGACTTCAGCACGCTCAGGCCCAGGGGAGCGCGGATCAAGAAGCTCGGGAGTCACAGCAGCGGGCCGATCGCGTTCATGGACATCTTCGACGCGGTGTGCCGTTGCACGGCGAGCAGCGGTCACCGTCGCGGCGCGCAGATGGGGGTGTTGCGCGTGGACCACCCGGACGTGGAGGAGTTCATCCACAGCAAGCAGGAGCAGGGTCGCCTAACAGGGTTCAACATCTCGTTGGCTGTGACGGACGACTTCATGCGCGCGGTCGAGCAGGACGAGATGTTCCCCCTGCAGTGGGGCGGCGAGGTGTACCGCGAGGTGAAGGCGCGCAACCTGTGGGACGCGATTATGCGGAGCACGTGGGATTGGGCGGAGCCCGGCGTGCTGTTCATCGACCGCATCAAGAGCATGAACAACCTCCACTACTGCGAGGAGATCGTCGCGACCAACCCGTGCGGCGAGCAACCCCTTCCGCCCCACGGTGCCTGCCTCCTGGGCTCGTTCAACCTGACCCGCTACGTCGCCAAGGTCGAGGGTTCGTTCCACTTCGACTTCGCGCTCTTCCGTCAGGACATCCCCCGCGTCGTGGAGGCCATGGACATGGTCGTGGACGTGGCCACCTACCCTCTCGAGGAGCAGGAGCGTGAAGCGCACTCCAAGCGCCGCATGGGCCTCGGAGTCACTGGCCTCGCGAACGCCATCGAGGCAATCGGGTTTCCCTACGGAAGCGAAGGGTTCCTGAACGTGCAGCGCGACATCCTCACGGTGCTCCGTGACGAGGCATACTTGGCCTCAGCGCTACTGGCCCAGAGGAAGGGGAGTTTCCCAGCGTTCAACGCGGACAAGTACATGGCCGGGCAGTTCATCAACACGCTGCCTCCCCACGTTCGTCGTGAAGTCGCTCGTGGCGTCCGGAACAGCCACCTCCTGAGCATCGCCCCGACCGGCACCATCAGCATGTGCGCGGACAACATCAGCTCCGGCATCGAGCCGGTGTTCTCTCACAAGGTGGAACGCGAAGTCATCATGCCGGAGGGCAAGATCCTCGTCGAGCTGGAGGACTACGGGGTGGCGCACTTCGGGGTGGAAGGCCGCACCGTGGAGGAAGTCACGCCGCGCGAGCACCTGGACGTGCTCGCCGTCGCGTCCGACTTCGTGGACAGCTCCGTGAGCAAGACCATCAACGTGCCCGAGTCCACTTCGTGGGAAGACTTCAAGGGGGTCTACACGAAGGCATGGGCTCTCGGGGCGAAGGGGTGCACCACGTTCCGCGCCGCAGGGAAACGCATGGCCATGATGGAGGCCGCTGCGAAGGGGGGCGAGGAGGCCGAGGAGGAAGCGGTCGCGGCCACGTGCCGGATTGACCGGGAAACCGGCCGCAGAGAGTGTGATTGAAAAAGAGTTGGCTTCTGCTCCAGGGTAGACGATACTGATTGTGTCGGCGGGGAAGCCCGCTGACGCACCGCAACCCAACCCCGAACCTGGAGCAGAACCGTGGACCTTACTTCCCTCACCCTCAAGCAGCTTGTCGACCTCTTCAACCAGCACTCCGACAAGCCCACCAAGAAGTTCTCCGACCGCAAGAGCGCCATCCGACGCACCCTGGCCGTCCTGCCCGGCGCCGAGCCGAAGCCCGAGCCGAAGCCCGAGCCGAAGCCCGAGCCGAAGCCCGAGACGGACAAGCCCAAGGCCACCCGGAACCGCAAGCGCGTGTTCGAAGCGGACGCCAAGGCGGAGAAGAAAGCTCCCCGCGCTGACTCCAAGCGTGCCATCGTCCTCGCCATGCTCCTGAAGGGCACCACCCACGCCGAGGTGATGGAGACCATCGGCTGGGACGGTCGCACCGCCGCTGAGGGCATCCGCCTCGTCAACAAGGCGTGCGGCTACGGTCTGAGCACCGACGAAGACGGCACCATCGTCGCCTACGACTGATCCCTTGCAGCACAAAGTATCAGGAGGTGGGGTATCCTTCCTCCAGGAGACAACACCGTGGCTTACGAACGATTGAGCATATTGGACTTCGGGAAGACCCTTCTCGAGACTGGGGACCTGGACCCCATCTACTGCGCCCTGCGCAACACCGGCTGGGACGCCGCTACGACCTCCCGGTTCCTGATGGCCTACTGGTCCTGGTACAACGCTGGCTCGGCGAGCTGGATGGCGGAGAAGGAAGGGGACGCCTACTGGGACGCCATGATGGTGGCTGCCCGAAACGAAGAGTCTGCCCCGACCCCCTTCGGGGAGCGCTGGCCTCGAGCCAAGGAGCGGCGCCACGCACGCGGCTCCGCTGCTGTGAAGATGGTCGAGCATCTGGTCTCCCTGGGCCAGGACCCGTTGGAGATCGTCAGCCGGATGATCTCTCCCCACAGCGACGGCGTCGTGCCCTACAACGACGTGCGGAAGCGCGTCAAGAAGCACTACCTGTTCGGCGAGTGGATCGCCTTCAAGGTCGCCGACATGGCGGAGCGGTGCATGGGGGTCAAGGTCAACTTCGACAACGCGGCGGTCTTCATGTTCACCGACCCTGTCAAGGCCGCGCTCATGGTGTGGCGCCAACAGCAGGGCCTCCCCGAAAACGCCATGCCCAGGGACAAGACCGCCGTGCTGAACGGCGTCACCGAGTGGATGGCGGAGCAGTTCAAGGACATGACCGCTCCCCCGCTCAACGCACAGATTCAACGCAAGGTGGGGCTCCAAGAGGTGGAGACGATCCTGTGCAAGTGGAAGAGCCACATGGGTGGCCACTACCCTGTCCTGAACGACATCCACGAGATCGGTCTTGCCTTGACCCCCTGGGCCAAGCTGGGTGGTCTCGCCAAGGAGTTCAGCGACGCCATGCCGAACGGAGAGAAGCTGTCATGAAGATGGACCAGATGATCTCGGGCGTCGAGCTGCGTGCATCCGACAGCTCGTTCTTGCCGATGCTTGCCAAGATGCTCGCAGCAAAGGTCATGAAGCAGACCACGCGAACGGCTGACGGCTACCGGCTCACCGTGGAAGTGCGGCCGGTCTACAGCACCACGGTGTCGGCCTTGTACTGTTGCGTGAACCAGGAAGGAAACCTCCACCCGAGGACCATAGCCACGAAGCGCGACATCTCGTGGACCCTGCTGCTGGAGCAGCCGGAGATCCTGAGCCTGGACGAAGACGAGGTGAACGAGTTCTGGGCCGTGACCAAGATGAAAGGTGAAGACTGATGCCCCCCGATGAAATGACCGAGTTGGCAGCGAAGTTTGCAGAGTCGTCCAAGAAGCTCGAGGACCTGACCGAAGCGATGAGGTTGGCGGAGATGGAGGCGCAGCGCCTGTCGAAGACGCTCGAGGCAACAATCGACAGGCTCAAGATCCTCCAGGACGACATCGAGCCTGGGGGCCAAACCATCTTCACCACGACGGACTGCCACGCCGTGGTGGTTGCCCCTGACTGCGTGATCTTCACCAGCACGAGGGAGTGCTGATGAATCAGTTCCTTCCACCACCCCTTTTCGAGATGGACCTCGTCGTGGTGAACGCCATCGCAGACTTGGGCATGAGCAACGGCGAGCCACATCTGGTGAGGTGGGCTCTCGAGCTGGAAGCAGTCGCACCTAAACCGAACGCCGTGGAACTGGACCTTGCCCAATGCGACGTCACTGACTTCCACGTGTGGAAGGATACGTTCGCCATCCACGCCGTTCTCTGGCTCACCATCGACTTCGAACCCACAGTCCACGGCGTTCGGTACAGACTGAAGAAAGGCAAATAATGCTGACTGAAAAGGACATGCGCCTGATGCTCGAGATCATCGCGCAGAAGGTGGGGCGTGTCGGGTACTCAGAAGTGCGGGAAGAGGCACAGCTCCAAGCCAAGCTCAGCATCATGCTGGAGGCCCGTTTGCAAGTACTGCACAGGTCAGAAGACATCATCAACGCTTCCCTCAAAGCGATGCATGAAGGCAAAACGAGAGACAAACAATCGTGAGATACTCAGTTGAAATAAAGTGGAACCGAGAGTTCCACTTCGTGTGGCGTAGCAGCCACGAAACGCTCGACGAAGCGAGGTCCAGGGCCCACTCTCCGCTGAACATGGGAGACGGAGCCTGTGTCAAGGCAACCCGCATCCTCGACGAGAACACAGGAAAGTACGTCCGATGAAAACCCTACTCCTCCTCGTGGCGCTCAGCGCCTCCTCCCTGGCCCAGGGCGCCGACAACGACTGGGACAACTCCCTGGGTCCGTGGACCATCAGCCCCGCGACCCTCTACGTCGGAAGCTACCTGGATGGGACGCACGTCCCGTTCGAGTTCGGCATCTCCGTCACCGGCCTGAATGAGCCCGGCATCAACTGGCTCGTCTTCGGCTACCTGGAGCTGGTAGACGCTGACAACAACCCCACCCCCTGGTACAACTGGGTCTCGCGGAAGCCCGTGTTCAGCCTGGATCCAGTGGCCGGCGTGCCTCAGTTCCAGACCGACAAGAACCCGATCACGGAAGAGGACGAGGACGCTCTTTGGCTCCAGTCCACCTATCAGGCGAACGCCGTGGGTGTGCGAGTGGTCTACAGCGTCTGGTACCGGATCACCGGCTATGGCTGGTTCCGACAGACCGTCATCGGCCCGAACCTGCTGGGGATGCTGACGTCATGAAAGACTTCGACGCAATCGTCATCGGTGCGGGCATCTTCGGCTGCACCATCACCCGCGCTCTTCGCGACGCCGGCAAGTCAGTCCTGCTGGTCTCCAAGAAGGAGCGCCTCTCGGGCTCCCAGGCGTCCGGCAACCTGATGAAGCCGGGTTGGTTTGCGGGGCTCGGCAAGGCGGTGTACGAACCGGCTCTGGCGCTCCTCGAGAGGCAGTACGGGATCCGCGACCTCACCTTCGCCGCCGGCAAGGGCGTGGTCCGCAAGGACGTGAAGGTGCACTGGGTCCCGCTGGAAAGCGTGCTCAGCGAGGAGAAGCTCGATGCCACCGTCACCGATGTCGGTGCGGACGGCACCGTCTTCGTTGAGGGCCAAGGTGAGTTCCGCGCGCCGCTCGTCGTGGTGTGCGCAGGCTACTGGACCCAACAGCTCCTCGGCACCGGACCCACCGTGGTCGGCAAGCAGGGAGTCAGCCTCCGCTGGACCGAAGAGGAGTGCCCCGCGCAGATCACCCCCTGGGCACCGTACAAACAGATCGTCCAGTACAGCTACATCACGGGGCCCGGCAAGTCGGCCATGTGGGCCGGAGACGGTACGGCGATCCTCCCCAAGAACTGGACCGGCGAGCGGATGCGACAAAGCGTGGACCGCGTCATCAAGCACGTCGGTGCTCACACGAAGCCGCTCCTCGTCCAGGGCATCCGTCCCTACGTCAAGGGGGCCAAGCCCTGCTTCCTCGAGGAGCTGTGGCCGGGCACGTGGGTCGCGACCGGCGGCGCCAAGAACGGTCAGCTCGCTGCCGGGTGGGCCGCACACAAGATCCTGGAGGCAACGTCATGAGCTACCCCACGTGCCCTCACTGCGGAACGCAGATCACCGAGGGAGAGGACTACGCTCCCGCCGTCTCCGTGTGGGGATCCGACGGTGGACGAGTCGCGCTCTGGTGTTCGGAGTGCGACAAGGACTTCTGGGTGGAGGAGCTGGTGAAGCGCACCTTCACGAGTTTCAAGGAGGAGACATGATCAAGATACGCACAGCGGGCATCCACGAGCACGACAAGGTGATGGAGATCGCCAAGACGTCGAAGTACACGCGGGACTTCAGCCACATGATGTTCAGCGGCGAGGCAGCCTACCAGAAGGAGTGGATCCGGGTCGCCGAGGAGGAGAGCACCGGTGTGCTCGTCGGGTTCTACTGCGTGCGCCACAAGGTCCGCAGCCCCGAGACCACCATGTACTTCATCACCGTGCGCCCAGGGTTCACCAAGCTGGGGGTGGCGTCCGCGCTCCTCGAGGACCTCAAGGCGCAGTGCCCCAACAACCGAATCGTTCTCAACGTTATGAACGACAACAAACCTGCGCTTGGCTTTTACGCCAAACACGGGTTCAATACTGTTGGTCCTGCCCTGAAGGGCAAGGGCGTCCAACTTTCACTGGAGTGGTAACATGAGCCAGAACGAAGCCGACAAGGTCGTCAAGTCCCAGAAGAACGACCCGTGCGGCTGCACCAACACTGTCTACGCGGACGACACCTCCAACTTCTTTCCCTGCCTGGGCCACGCGCTCCTCAACGCTGGAGTCATGCTCCAAGCAGCCGGGCAGCGGTGGGCCCAGATCCAGGAGCAGGCCGTCGCGGCTGGCAGGCAGCAGCGCATGAAGAAAGGTCCCCACAAGCGATGATCTTCAACATCCGTGGAACCAGTGGGTCGGGCAAGACCACACTGGTGAAAGACGTCATCGGCTGGCTCACTGCCGAAGGCGCGGTGCTCCACGAGCACTTCCATCCTGGCCGCAAGCAACCACTGTGGTTCCAGCTCACCCGGCGCAACGGTGAGGTGTGGTCGTTCATCGGCCACTACAACGCAGCGTGCGGCGGGTGCGACACCATCAACAGCATGGACTGGGTCTTCGAACTGGTGAAGGAGCGCCACTTCGCCTCCGACCATCTGGTCTTCGAGGGGCTCATCGTTTGCTCCGATGCCCGGCGCATCATCGAGCTGGCAAAGGAGCACCGGGGTCAGCTCAAGGTCATCAACCTCAAGACCGACAAGGAGGTTTGCCTGGAAGGCATCCGCGCCCGACGCACCGCGCGTGGGGTCGACCCCAACGCACCCTTCAAGGAGTCCGTGGAACGCAACGTCAAGGCCAAGATGCGCACCTGCGAGAAGACGGCGGAGCGCATCGAGGCGGAGGCTCCCGGCACGGTAAAGCACATGACCCGTGACGAGGCCCGAGACTACCTGTACCAGTACGTGAGGTGGACGCCTTGAAGCCCAACTACACAGAGTTCTTCGACTTCGCGAAGGAGCGGGAGGCGATCCGCGTCCAGAAGGCAAACCACGCTCGTCTGCCGTGGACCAAGGACAAGGTGCTGCAGGAGTTCCGCTTCTGCAACGTCTTCAGGGAGGACGACAAGACCACGAAGTGGTTCCGAGGAGAGATCCGCAGTCCGCTCCGCAACGACCCTTCCGTCCTCTTCGCCACCGTCGCCTTCCGCTGGTTCAACCGCATCAGCACCGGCAGGGCGCTGCTCCCCTGGCTCACTATGGAGAAGGAGTGGAACGAAGACGAGGTGCTGTGGGCCTTGAACGACATCGTCCGTGAAGGTCGCCCAATCGTGACCGGCGCCTACGTCATCAAGACTCCCAACGGGGCCCCGAAGTCGGAGGGCATCGTCGAGTGCTTGCGCCGGTTCCGCAAGCTGCACGAAAAACAGATCCTGGAAGTCGCATCGGCGGACGATGCCACGCTCGAGAAAGTGCACGAGCGCCTCATGTATGTGCCCTATCTGGGCTCGTTCATGGCCTACGAGATCGTGACGGACCTGCGCCACACCTACCTGCTCCGCGATGCGCCGGACATCATGACGTGGGCGGCGGCTGGCCCAGGGGCAGCGCGGGGGCTGGGGTGGCTGTACAACGGTGCCCCGGCAGGGTACAACTACCAGAGCACCAAGGGGCAATCCGAGTGCCTCTGGAGGATGAGACAAGTGCTCGCCGAGAGCGCCATCCAGTGGCCCATGGACCGCATCTGGGAGATGCGCGAAGTCGAGCACACTCTGTGCGAATACGACAAGTGGAAGCGCGGTCACGATGGTGACCACCTGAAAAGGAAGTACCGACCATGAACCGTGACAAGCTCACCTGGAGAGAGCGCTTAGTCAAGCTGCACTTCGCCTTGGTCAGCACCCAGCCCAGCTCGTCCATGAGCAAGAAGCAGCACGCGAAGTGGGCCAAGAAGCACCACGACGAGATGGTCTTGGACCTCTGGCTCCATCACCTGGAGCACGAGGGGGCGCGGACCACCGAAGGCAAGACGTGGCTGAACCACGTGCGCGACAACGAGTTTCCGAAAGTCAGCTCGGCCATCAAGCTGGCGGAGTGGTTGACCGACGCAACGCCTGACATGTACGACGGCGGGATGTCGGTCTGGGAAGAGTTCACTGGGAGATTTTCAACGTGATACACGTCAACACCCGGAATCCAGATGAGGGGTTGCAGGAGGTAGCCAAGCACCTGCTTGTCCACGGTTTCACCCGCAATAGCCGCAACGGCACCGTGCTCGCCTACGGCGAACCCGTCATGACCGAAGTCACCCACCCCACCGAGCGTGCGGTGCTCTGGGCCAAGCGGGACGCCAACCCGTTCTTCCACGTCATGGAAGCGCTGTGGATGCTGCACGGCGGTCAGGACGTGGCCTTCGTGAAGGAGTTCAACTCCAAGATCGTCAACTACAGCGATGACGGGGCGACGTTCAACGGTGCCTACGGTCACCGGTGGCGCCACCACTTCGGCAAGGACCAGCTGAAGCTGATCGTCGCGGCCCTGAAGAAGGACCCCCAGTGCCGGCGCCAAGTGCTCAGCATGTGGGACGGCCACCGGGACCTCGGGCTCCAGTCCAAGGACCTGCCCTGCAACACCCACGCCTACGTGCAGATCGATGCGATGGACAAGCTCGCTCTCACGATGTGCAACCGCTCCAACGACCTCGTGTGGGGCGCCTTCGGGGCGAACGTCGTCCACTTCACCTTCCTCCAGGAGTACCTCGCCTCCGCCCTGGGCAAGGAGATGGCACCCTACCGCAGCATGAGCGCCAACCTCCACTGCTACCTGGACATCCACGAGGGTCTCCTCCGGGACTTGGCCAGCCGCGACTTGGTGCCCAGCACCTACAGGTCAATGGAGGAGAGAGAGCGGTGCCCGCTGATGTCACTGCCCGTGAACCGATGGCAGCGTGAGCTGGACATGTTCATGGCTGACACCGAGACCAGCTTCGACGACCCGTTCTTCACGACCGTCGCTGTGCCGATGCGCAACGCCTGGAGGGCCTTCAAGAACAAGGCCGACCCTCAGCGAGTCGATGCCGCTCTCGAGCACGTGAAGGACATCGGAACCTGGGACTGGAACGCAGCGTGCGCGACGTGGCTCCATCGGAGGTTGAAGTAATGGCTTGGCCCACACAGAAGCTCGTCACGGCTCTCCGCGAAGCAGGAGCCGTCCGACGCTGCCACGCCACCCCCTGGCATGGTGAGTACAACATCGCCACCCACAGCTACAACGCAGTCAACCTGCTCTTGATGCTGCACCCAAACCCGAGCATGGAACTGGTGAAGGCCATACTCTGGCACGACGTGCCGGAACGGTGGCTCGGAGACCTGCCCGCACCCGCGAAGTGGAGCAACGGAGAGTTCGCCAAGCTGTACGAATCGATGGAGCGCAAGGTGGAGTGGGTCATCGGGACCTACGTTCACCTCACCGCGAGCGAGCGAGTTTGGCTGCACGCAGTCGACAAGATAGAACTGCTGCTATCCGCCAAAGAACAGTTGGCTTCTGGGAACCAAGCTGCGGCACAATACGTAGCAGCGCTCCTGGGCTGGTTCAAGACCGCCGTGATGCCCCAGTCGTGCACTGACTTCGTGAACGAACACCGATACGAAAGGCTCCCCGATGTCGTACCAACAGAATCTTGACCAAGTGGCCGCGTCCGACGTGGAGGGCCTGAAGAAGGCCCAGAAGAGTTACGGCGACTCGTGGATGAAGCGGGGTGGTGTCGGTGCCTTCATGATGCTGGCCCGCAAGTGGGACCGCCTGGAAGTGGCGATGACGAAACCTGGTGAGGCCGACCAGTACGACCTCTTCGGTCGAACGCTGGCGGACCCTCGCAGCGAGGGCATAATCGATGACATCCGCGACCTGCGCCGCTACCTGCTCCTCGTCGAGGCCCAGCTCATCGAACTGGGGGTGAACCCCGACCACCGTGACAACGCCTGCGCCCACGAGTGGGAGTACGACGACCAGCCCAAGCTGTGGATCTGCATGCGCTGTGGCACGAAGTGCGGCCCGGTCGGCGACCCCCACGGACCGATCACCGCGTGGGACACCGAGAAGGGGGTGCAGTGGCCGAAGACCAACGCTACGCGCCAGTGGGATCCAGACAAAGACATGGCGACCACCACGACGTGCGTCCACAACTGGGTTCAGTACTCTTCCTCGGACAATCGCTCCGATTGCAGCCACTGCAGTGCTCAGTGGTTCCGGACCAAGGCGCTCGCTCCGAAGGTTGGTGTCCCCAGAGGCTACGACCTGTGCGGTAGCGGCATCATCCGGAAGGTGGGCGACATGGCGGCGGACCTCGCCAAGAAGTCCGAGCCCCGGAAGTGCCCCGCGCTGAAGGACGGGTTGTGCTCGTGGGAGATCTACCACGGCAACGTTCGCTGCTCCACCTGTCTTGGTTCGCGTCTCTCGAGCGGGAAGTGAGCCTTGGCGAAACCAGCACGCAAACTCGGCAGCGGTGAGCTGCAGATGCCCCTCTTCGCAACCAAGCCCGAGTGGGAGCTACCGCGCCTCACCGAGCTGCCCTCCTGGGCCGAAGCCCGACGGGTTGCCATCGATGTGGAGACCTGCGACCCCGACATCAAGAAGATGGGCATCGGGGTCCGCCACAAAGGGTACATGGTCGGCGTTTCGTTCGCCATCGAGGATGGGCCCAGCGCATACCTCCCGTTCAACCATCTCGGAGGGGGCAACCTCCCGAAGGATAAGGTGCTGGAGTACCTGCGCGACCAAGTGAAAGTGTTCCGAGGAGAGGGGACTACGATCGTCGGAGCCAACCTCCCCTACGATATCGACTATCTCATGGAGAACGGGGTCGACTTCAAGCCCCACAGGTTCAGCGACGTTCAGGTGGCGGAGCCCCTGCTCGACGAGCTGCAGATGTCGTACTCCCTCGACAACATCGCTCTCCGCCACGGGCTGCCCGGCAAGGACGAGGACATGCTTCGTCGTGCGGCCGAGGACTTCGGCCTCGACCCGAAGTCGGAGCTGTACAAGCTCCCGGGCACCTACGTCGGCGCCTACGCCGAGCAGGACGTGCTGCTGCCCCTTCAGCTCCTGCGCCGGCAGGAGGTGCGTCTCGAGGACGAGGGGCTGCTTCCGATCTTCGACTTGGAGTCCCGAGTGCTCCCTGCCCTCGTCGCCATGCGGCGCAGGGGCGTCCGCATCGACCACCGTCAGCTCGAAGTCGTCGAGAAGTGGTCCCTCCAGAGGGAGACGGAGGCCCTCGAGGAGCTGTACCACGCCACAGGCGTCCGAGTGGCTGTAGGCGACGTCTGGAAGGCTCCTCCGCTTGCGAGCGCGCTGGAAGCCATCGGCATCGAGGTGCCTCGCACGGCGAAGACCAACGCACCCTCGATCAAGACCGACTTCCTCGACACGATCAAGCACCCGGTGGCCGAGCTGATCAAGGGGGCGCGCCGAGCGAACAAGGTCCGGTCGACGTTCGTGGCCTCCGTCCGGCGCTACGCCGTGGGCGACCGGCTCCACTGCACCTTCAACCAGCTCCGCAAGACCGACGACCAGAGCGGCGACGAGAAGGGGGCCCGGTTCGGTCGCCTGTCCTCGTGCGACCTGAACCTCCAGCAGCAGCCGGTGCGCCACCCCGAGATTGGGTCGATGTGGCGCAAGGTCTACGTGCCGGAGCCCGGGCAGGAGTGGGCCTGTGCTGACTTCTCCCAGCAAGAGCCGCGCTGGCTGACCCACTATGCAGCCCTCCTGGGCTTGCCCAGGGCCAGGGAAGTCCGAGCGAAGTACCTGAAGGATCCGAAGACAGACAACCACGACATGATGTCGAGGCTGGTCAACAGTAGGTGGGACACGCTCCCTGCGAAGCTGAAGAAGCAGGAGCGCGACTTCGCCAAGACCATCTTCCTCGGCCTGTGCTACGGCATGGGTGACGCCAAGCTGTGCCACAAGCTCGGGCTGCCAACGAAGTGGATCGAACGCAAGTTCGACCGGAAGATGATCGAGGTGGCCGGCGACGAGGGCAAGGCGCTCCTGAAGCGGTTCCACGCGGCGGTGCCCTACATCAAGGCGCTGTCGGACCGGTGCGCGGCGAAGGCGCAGGCCAAAGGGTACATCATCACGGCCATGGGCCGGAAGTGCCGGTTCCCTCGAGATGAGTCCGGCGCCTACGATTGGACCCACAAGGCCGGCAACCGGCTCATCCAGGGCAGCGGCGCGGACCAGACCAAGGCCGCTCTCGCGGACTCCCACGAGGCCGGGTTGCCCCTACAGCTACAGGTTCACGACGAGTTGGACCTCAGCATCGAGAGCCGAGCCCAGGCCCGCGAGCTGGAAGAGTGCATGTTGAACGCGACGGAGTGCTCGGTCCCGCACCTCGTCGACTCCGAGTTCGGACCCAGTTGGGGAGAGATTGAATGAGTGAGCGCGCCATGAGATCGCGCGTCGTCAAGTGGCTGAAGCCATGGGACGCCGTCGCTGTGGAGAACCCCGCGCATCCGGGCACGCCCGACGTGAACTATGCGGATGGCTGGATCGAACTGAAGAAGATTGCGTCGTGGCCGAAGCGGGAGACGACAACCGTACAACTGCCCCATTTCACTCCGCAGCAGCGTATTTGGTTGTCGCGTCGGGCTCGAGCTGGGGGTACAGTTTGGGTACTGCTCCAGGTTGGACAAGAATGGTTGTTGTTTGATGGAGTTGTGGCCGCCAAAGTGCTGGGGGACAGCACTCAGGCGGAGCTGGTCTCGGCGTCGTTGCACGTGTGGGCAGGTGGAGCTGAAGCGGAACGAGGACTGAAGTGCTTACTTCAAAAGAACTGACTGACGGCGAGAAGCTGTTTCTTGACCGTCGTCGACTGGGGGAATCCCAGAGTGTCGCTGCTGAGCGGGTGGGGACTTCTCTCTTCAACTACCGAAGGCTCGAGAAGGCACCGGAGCTGAGCAGCGGAAAGCAACCGAAGCTGGGTCGGATCACGAAGGCGGAATCCTGCGTGATCTACCGGCGGCGGTCCGGCATGACCACCCAGGCAGTGGCTGACGCCGTTGGCTACTGCAGGTGGTGGGTGTTCCGGATGGAGAACGGTCAGGTGGACCCGGCTCCCCTGTTGGAGTACTGGGTAACATGAAACGACTGCGGCCCCAACACCAAGACTCCGTCGACTTCCTCGAGCGGTGGGACCCCAAAGGACTGTGGGTTCTCGTCGCCATTGGAGCCGACAAGCACCGGGAGATATCAGCGGCAACGTTCAGCTCCGAAGAGCGAAGCGCTGCCCTGGGCTGGATCAAGGAGCAGAACAAGGACCGGAACGTCTACTTCACGGTCAACCCGGTTGCTGAACCGCTCAACAAGAAGCCGAAGCGGGAAGACATCCAGTCCATGTCGTGGTTGCACGTGGACGTGGATCCCCGAGTGGGGGAGAACATCGAAGCGGAGCGGGCACGTATCCTCGCTCTCTTCAACGAGAACCTCCCGGCAAGCGTGCCCACGCCCACGGCAGTGGTGTTTTCCGGGGGCGGGTACCAGGGCTTCTGGCGCCTCGAAACCCCGTTCTCGATCAAGGGGGACCCCGGCAAGTACGAAGAGGCGAAGCGGTGGAACATGCAGCTTGAGCTGCTGTTCAGCGGCGACTCCTGCCACAACGTCGACCGCATCATGCGGCTCCCTGGTACGATCAACTGGCCCGACGAGAGGAAGAAACGCAAGGGCCGCGTGCCCACTCTTGCGGTGCTCAGCCAGTGGAACGGCCACACCTACGATCTCGAGGACTTCACCCCAGCGGCGCTCGTGCAGTCAAAGGATGCCCAGGACGCGCTGCGGACCGGGGATGCCGTCAAGATATCGGGCAACGTCAAGCGCCTGAACGACGTCAACGAGCTGGGGGACCAAGTCCAGGACTACTGCAAGGTCATCATCGTCCAGGGCCACGACCCTGACGAGCCCGACAAGTGGGACTCCCGCTCCGAGACTACGTGGTACGTCGTGTGCGAGCTGGTTCGGTCAGGCGTGGATGATGACACCATCTACTCCGTCATCACCGACCCCGGGTTCAAGATCTCGGGGCACATCCTCGACCAGGACGACCCGGAGAAGGCAGCCAAACGCCACATCGAGCGAGCCCGCGAGCATGCTATCCACCCCGTGCTCCAGGAGCTGAACGGGAAGCACGCCGTCATCGCCGACTTCGGGGGCAAGTGCCGGGTCACGAACGAAGTGCGCGACCCCATGCTGGGTCGCACCAACTTCAGCTTCCAGGCGCCGAACGACTTCCGCATGCGGTACATGAACCGCATGATCGAGTACGAGGACGGCGCAGGAAAGTCGCGCTCCATGCCCCTGGGCGATTGGTGGCTCAAGCACCCCAACAGGAAGCAGTTCGACACCATCGTGTTCGCTCCGGAGATCGAAGTGCCCGGCAGCTTCAACCTGTGGCGCGGCTTCTCGTGTACGGCCCAGCCAGGGGACTGCCAGCTGTTCCTGGACCACCTTCTCGAGAACATCTGCTGTGGCAACGAGGAGCACTATGCGTACCTGATCGGGTGGATGGCCCACGCGGTGCAGAAGCCGGCGGTGCCAGGGTACACGGCGGTGGTGCTGCGCGGGGCACAGGGAACGGGGAAGAGTTTCTTCGCCAAGACCTTCGGCCATCTGTTCGGCCACCACTTCCTCCAGGTGAGCGACCCGAAGCACCTCGTGGGTGCGTTCAACGCCCACCTTCGGGACTGCGTTGTGCTGTTCGGAGACGAGGCGTTCTACGCCGGGGACAAGCGGCACGAAGGCGCTCTGAAGACCCTCGTCACGGAGGAGATGCTCAGCATCGAGGGCAAGGGCGTGAACCTCGTCACCACGAGCAACTGCCTCCACATCATCCTCGCTTCCAACTCGGATTGGGTGGTGCCAGCGGGGGAGTCGGAGCGCCGGTACTTCATGCTGGACGTGAGCGATGCCAAGAAGCAGGACACCACGTACTTCCGGCTCATCCAGAACCAGCTTGACTCAGGAGGGTACGAAGCCCTGCTTCACTTCCTCCGCACCTACGATCTGGCCGCGTTCAACGTGCGGAAGATGCCCACGACGCGAGCGCTGCAGGACCAGAAGATTCTCAGCTACGGCGCGGAGCATGCGTGGTGGTACAACAAGCTGGTCCAGGGAGAGCTGGTCAACAGCATGGGCTGGCCCGAGGGGGTCTACACCGAAGTGCTCAGCGAGGACTACCGGGTCTACATGTCCACCTTCGGGCGCAGCGCCGGCAACGGATCCCAGGTGAACATGCACCGCTTCCTGAAGACGGTGCTGCCGGGTGGCGAAGTCGTGAAGCGTCAGCAGTCCTCGGGCATGTACGAAATCAACGGACGCACGAAGCTTTGCCGACCCTACATCATGGCCGTGCCTCCGTTGGAGAAGTGCCGGGAGCGGTGGGAGAAGCTGAAGGGCGAAGAGTTCCCCTGGGAAGACATCGAGCAAATCCCAGAGACGGAATCCCACTTCTGAGTTGTCGCTTGTGCGGGGGTGGGGGTACGGTTCTGGCACACACCCAGGAGATAACCCATGTCTGACATCAGCCGCATCAAAGACCGCATCAAGAACCTGCTCAACCTCGCCGAGAACGACGGGGCCATGGACGGGGAGGTGGACAACGCGCTGAGGTTTGCCCGCCGGTTGATGCTCAAGCACAACCTCGACGAGGCCGACGTCAAGGACGCGCAGGGAGCGCACGAGAAGGCCGCAGACTACGAGACCACCGAGTACACCAAGGAGTGGACCCGCACCGTAGGAACGCGGTTCACCGCCTGGGAGACGGAGCTGATGTTCGCCATCCAGGAGTTGATCGGAACCGTCAAGTGGTTCCGGGGCTCTACCCGCGACCGCATGACGAAGATGGGCACCATCGAGTTCAACCCCGTGACCGGTATGCCGGCCAAGGTCCGTCAGGTCGTGTTCTACGGGCCGAAGGGTGACGTGGCGGACGCTCTCGAGATGGTTCGCGAGTGGCAGGAAACCATCGTGACCATGGCTCGCCTTCGCTTCGGGGGCGCCCTCCGAGGCCCCGGCAAGAGCTACGCCGAGGGGTTCGCCCGCTCCCTGCTCCTGAAGGTGCGGGCCATCCACAGAGAGGAGCGCCTCCAGATCAAGGGTGGTGGCTCCACCGCGCTAACCTTGGTCCGCTCCACCGACCTCATGCTCGCGAAGCAGAAGCACGCGGACGTGTGGTTGGAGCAGTCAGCCGGCATCCGCCTCACCAAGGGCACCCCCCTGGGCAATGGCTCCCACGACTCTTCCGCCTTCACCGCCGGCAAGGCCGACGGATCCCGCGCCAACTTCTCCCAGCGACGCAAGTTAGGAAACTGAACGTGAAATACCTTTTCTTCGTGGACGTCGAGACGACGGGCATCGACGAGCAGCATGACCTCCTCCTGGAGATTGCCGGGTGCGTCCTCGACGCGGAAACTCTTGATCAGGTGGCAGGCATGGTAGAGTGGCCCGTTGCCCAGGGGGACACCATCCCGAAGGTGCTCCTGGACCCGTGGGTTCTCGAGACCCACACCAACAACGGGCTCTTCGACGCGGTGGTCAGCAAGGCAGCGCGTCCAATCAGCGAGATCGACGAAGAGCTGAGCAAGTACCTCGGTTTCTGGGTCAGCGAGGACGAGCCGAAGATCCGCGTGGCGGGGGCGTCGGTGCACTTCGACTTGCGGTTCATCCGCAGGTGCTTGCCCAAGACTGCGGCGCTGCTGCACCATCGGGTGTTCGACACCAGCACCCTGAAGGGTGCGCTGAAGACTTGGACTGGCCTGGAGGACGCGGTGTTCGTCAAGAACGAAGCGCATCGGGCGGTGGCCGATGTAGAGGAAGAGATATGCAACGCTCGAATATTGAAGCACTTGATCTGTGGGACTACGTGATCGACATGCTGTGGCTGGCCCTGGGCCTGCTCGCGCTCGGAGTTGGAATCACGCTTGGGCCCAACGGCTGGTGGCTGTCCCTCCCGGGTCTCGTGGTGGTGTGGTGGTTCACGGAACCCTGCCTGGTTCTGGTGTATCTGTACATGATCTCAGTTCAGAACAACATGACGGTAGGCGAGGTTGCGGACTTAGTTTCCGTGATCCGGAGGGTACGTTGATGCGTGACAGTTTGGCTGCGGCGGCGATCATGATGAGTGTGCTATTCGCGGCGCTGATGCTCTCGTCTGGAGATATGACCACAGTGTGGGTTGTGGGCCTCGTGGTCCTGGCCGTGCACGTGCTTTTGAAGGTGGCGGTCGTGGTGCGCAACTCCGACCCAGGATACGGAGATACGGATGACAACGACTGAAACGATAGTCCTTTGATGTCGCCTCTGCCTCGGTTACGCTCATGTCAACCAAGGTCCAAGGAGACATCATGCTTCGTTACGTTGAAAACCCTTCGCCCGACTGGGCGCCACTGCCAGTTCCCGACGGGACGCCGGAGCCCCACCCCGACTGGGCGATCATGTTCGACGGGGCTGACTTCGACCGGTCGGATCCGCCTCCCGCTCTCACCGACCTGCTGAACCACGCAGGCGTCTTCCCCACCGAGCACATGCTCCGCCCCCACACCCGGATCTACTGGGTGGACGGCGACATCCCCGAAGCCCCTGAGCCCGGCTCGCTCCGCTGGAACGCCGTGGACGCCCTCCTCAAGGGCGACCCCCGCACCCGTCCCGCGATCCCCGCCGTGGATGGATTCACCTCCGAAGTCTTCACCGACGCGGACGACATCGACTCCCTCGGCAACTGGTCCCGCAAGTACGTCAGCGAGCTGTACCCCTGGTCCGGCCCCCACCACCACAAGGTGCCTCCGTACCTGAAGGTGGGTCAGGTGCCCTGGGCCAATGGCTCCGACAACAACGCCCACTACGACCTGCCCCTGTGGGTCCTCGAGGAGTTCCGTCGCACCGGTGACCCCGAGTGCTGGAAGCTCTTCACCAAGCTGGTGCTCCACCAAGCGGGCCTCGGCATCAACTGGTCCACCGGCAACTGGCGCTATGAGAAGGCGCGCTGGATCTGGACCGGGGACTTCTACCCCGAAGGCTACGTCAAGTGGTCCCACGCCTTCCCCTCCGGCCTGCTGCTGTACTGGCACCTGACCGGCGAGCTGCAGGAAGCTGCCTCGATGGTGATCAACCACACGATCACCAGCGCGCAGCAGAACCGTGCCGACTACAACGGCAACTATGGTCCGCGCCGGACGGCGTGGTACCTCCGCTTCCTCCAGACCATCGAGCTGGTCACGGCGGAGTACAACATCCCGCTGGTCGCCGAGGAAGCCACCCTGGCCATGGAGTCTGTCTTCCCCTTCCTCCGTCCGGCGGCGGGTGGGGGCCAGTTCCTCCAGGAGCTGCAAGGCCAGCCCCCTGGACACAACGGAGAGATCTCCGTGCCCTACACGGCGGGCATGTGGGCCAACTGGCTCTTCGCCAAGGAGGCGCTCTGGTGGGCCGTCTACACCAACAACGAGAGCGCCATCCAGAACCTCCGCCACATGGTGGACTGGATGTCCCAAGGGGTCAACGCGGAAGGCCGGGTCGCCTACACCGCCACGGTCGCTCCGGACGGCACCCTGTCGAACCAGTTCTACCGGGGTGCGACGCACACGGCCGTGGCGCTCGGAGCCATGTACGCGCTGACGGCGATGGGCCACTACCCTGCCGCCGAGTTCGTGAAGAGCCGAGACCTCGTGGTCGCTGCCCTGCCTCACGGCATCCTCGGCAACGAGACGACGATCCCCGGTGACCGCGATCGGGCCCTGGGCGGTGCTGCTCCGAAGATCTGTGGCGACTTGGCTTTTGGCCTTCGCTCCTGGTATTTCACCACCGTCTGAGCAGGTGTTGGGTTATGCTCCAGGCATGACCAATACTTTCGACATCGGCCTCTGCGCGAGGAAAGTGGGAGCGAGCCAGTGCCAGAACCGTAGGGGTCATGGCTCTGGTGCTCGCTTCTGTATGGTTCACGCTGGTGAACGTTTCATGCACACTTTCTATTGCCGGGCCCACGGCGCAACCGACTGGGGCGACCCTGTCAACGACATCGGCATCGCCGAAGCCGCCCTCGCCTTCGCCCACCGATTCGCTGGCTCGGTCACCACGGTCGACGTGAAACCAGTGCTCAGCGCTCCCTCCGGGCAGTACTATGTGGTGAATATCGACGCCACGATGGTCTTTTCGGTAAAGTCGATGCGCCCGGCCGACGAAGAGATGGGTGGAGAAACGACATGAACGCCCAACAACGACGCATCGACCTTCTGACCCAGCTCCTCGAAGCCCAGACCCGCCGAGCGGACCGGTTGGAGCACGAGTCCCTGACCGACCCCCTCACGGGGCTCCACAACCGCCGAGCGTTCGACCGCAAGGTGCAGAAGCTCCAACTCGAGGACACCACCTTCACCGTGGTGCTCATCGACATGGCGAACCTCAAGGCAGCCAACGAGAAGCTGGGGCACGCCGGGGCCGACGACATCCTCGTCCAGGTGGCCAACTGCCTGCGCCGCGAGGACATGGTCGCCCGCATCGGTGGCGACGAGTTCGCGGTCGTGCTCCCCGGAGACGCGGGACCCAGTGTCCGTGATCGAATCGAGCGTTCGTTCGACGCAGTGGAGCTGGGGCCCAGGGTGAGCATCTTCCTCGTGGCTGCCCTGGGCCAATGGAACCCGGGCATGCAGTTCCGTGACGTGCTGATCCGGGCCGACAAGGCGCTGGAGGCTCGCAAGCTGAAGCTGAAGGTGGCCCGTGGTGAAGTCACGACCCGTGAGGAAGCGTTGAAGGCGGTAGCGTCATGAAGAACAAACCAGCGAGCAAGTGGCTGAAGTCTGTGCTGTTGAAGCGCAAGTGGAAGTGCAACGGCGAGATGGATGGACCGAACTGGTACCACAAAGGTTTCGGCCTGACGGACATGTGGCCCGCGCATGCGTGGGACGTTGAGCAGGAAGTGGACCGCAGAATCAAGGAGACAGTATGAAACCAGGATGGCAATCAAGCGAGTTCGGGATCACCGCGCTCATGCTGATATGCGGGACCGCGTTGGTCCTCGCAGGCAAAGACGACGCCGGCATGTTCGTGCTCGGCGGCGGTGTAGGGCAGGCCGTGAACTACACCCGAGGGAGGCAGTCACTGAAGGAAGTCGAGGCGCAGCCGAAGCCCAACTTCCTCGAACTGATGAAGCAACATGCTCGTCGACCCTGACAGTGATGTCTGGTGGTTCCACCAGAAGTTCGGACACGATGCGCCCAGCAGGCCGACGCCACTGAGCGAGAAAACCCTGGCGCTCCGGCTCAAGCTGCTCCGCGAGGAGTTCGGCGAGCTGATGGAAGCCATGGAGGCAGGCGACTTCGTCGGCACTGTCTCCGAGGCCATAGACCTCATGTACGTCACGATGGGGACCTTGGTCTCCATGGGCGTAGATGCTGACGGTCCCTGGGCTGAAGTCCAGCGGGCCAACATGGAGAAGGAGGCCGTCGATGATGTCGACGGCGTCCCTCAGAAACCCCTGAAGCCACAAGGGTGGCTTCCACCGCAGATAGCTGCAGAACTGGAGAAGCAAGGATGGCGAAGATGATGATGTTGGCGGTGTTCGGTCTCACGCTCACGGCGTGCACCGTAACCCAAGCGCGTGAGGAAGCCTTGCTTCCCGCGATGCGTTCCTCGTGGCCCGCGATCGAAGAGTCGATCGTCCGTGGCGCCGAGGGATCCGAAGGCGGACCGATCATCGAGGAGGGCATCCTGCTCTTCCAAGGCGAGCTGGCGAAGGAGGGAGGCCCCACCGTGGACCTGCTCCCGACGTGGCTGGTCCTCAAGCCCTACTCCGAGGCGGACATCGCCGCGCGCACCCAGGCCGGGGAGATCGGGGTGGGCGTTGCGGCGTCCATGATCGAGCGACTCGCCAACTTCGAAGAGTCCGTCACCAAGATGAGGTAGCCTCGTGGCTGCCGACCGAACCCGAACCTCAAGGAAACCCGTCATGCCCCCGAACGAAAACGAACCCGTCGTCATGAAGAAGGTCGGTGAGGACTTCCTCGCCTTGATCACTTCCAACCTCACCGGCCTCGGCAGCGACCTCGCGGTCTCCGCCGAGGAGCTGGCCACCTACAGCGCGTCCCGTGCCGCGCACCTCGCTTCCATCATGGACGAGCCCGGCTTCTCCGAGGCCGTCGCGGCCGAGAAGGACAACGTGGCCCTACGTGCCGGCATCGCCTCCGTGAACGCCGCGAGCGCCTCCGAGGCGCGCCTCCTCGGCGTGCTGGAAGGTGGCCTCGTGCTCGGAGCCCGAGCGCTTTCCGGGATTCCCGGCATCATCGCCGGCCTCCTGGGGTAGACTCCCCTCGTGTAGCTCCCTCGGGGACTCATCTCTCTCCACCTCACGCCCACCCGAGGGGGGTAAAGCAACGCGCCTGCGAACGGCACCGGGAAGTAACTCCCCCCGGTGCCGTTCTTTTTTGTGCGCAGTTGGGTTCTGTGCGGTACCGTTGGGGCATGAAGTACCTTGTCCCTTTGCTGTTGCTGGCCGGTTGTGCCAGCCCTCCCACCGTGCTCGAGAAGACCGTTGTCGTGATTAGTCGCGTCCAGGTCTCCTCGCTTGACTTCGACGGCGGTCTCGTCACCGTGACCGTGCGCTCCGACGGCATGAACGAGATCGACGTCATGCTGTTCGACTCCGAAGTCCAGCTCCGGCACACGACCTCAAACCTTCCCGCCACCTTCGCCTTCGGAGGCTACGTCATCACGATTTCGGTAAAGCACGAGATCACCGTGGACGAAGAGAAGAGTAGCAGCGAGATTGCTGCCTTGGAGACAACCCATGCCCTGGAAAGCTTCCTTCAGCGTCTCGAACAACGAGCATCGCGTCCTCGACGACAACTATCAATGCGCGGCTCTTGGAGCGACCTCCGAGATGGCGGAACGCATCGCCGAGGCCCTGAACCGCGATGAGAAGATCCTCCGCGCGCTCGGCGTGCTGCGGGGGCTGGTGTACGCTCAGCTGTTGGTGGGCGTGTTAGAGGGTTCCCTGGACGATCGCGACGAGCGTGTGCTGCGCAAGGCGATCTCCGATGCAGACGAGTTCCTACGATGACCAAGTTCGAAGACAAGCCCAGCTACTGGAACGGGACCGGCAAGTACCAGAAGGAGTACAAGCGCCTCCACAAGAAGCTCGTGCCCCTCAGCGGAGTGGCGGACACCCTCGAGGGTGAGCTGCTCCGCACCCTGGGCCGGGTGTACAACGAGGTGTTCAACAACGGGGGCTGCAACTTCGACCTGCTGCACATGAAGGCCCACGCCCTGTTCTTCCTCCGCTTCGACGACCTGTGGTCGCTGAACACTGGGAAGGTGGTGAAGTCCATCCTGAAGGGTAAGACCACGCACCTGGATGAGCTGACCGACGCCGTGGTCCTGCTGGTGATGGACAGAGTGAAGTGAAAGACAAGCCCAGCTTCCAAGGAAGCGTTGCCCCGAACCCCGATTCAGTGAAGAAGGTGGGTCCTCTGATCACCATGATCTTCGTTCGTCACCGGGCCAATAGCATCGACGAAGGTTGGCTGGGGACGTTCGACGTTACACAGTTGCCCGACGTTGAAGACTACGTGTGGGTGGACGGCCAAGAGTGGAAGGTTGTTCGCCGTCGCTGGGAGTTCCCCGGTGTGCGCCACGCCTGCCAGGTCCTGATCTTTCTGAGAGAATCATGAACCAGTTCGCCTTGATCGTCACCTTCGTGCTCATGAGCACCATGGTGACCCGAATCTTTGCCCGCCCCGGCTCCACCAAGGAGAAGGCTGCGGAAATCATCCTTCGGCTGGCCCTGCTGCTGGCCATCATCTGCTGGACCACAGTGTGGGTCCATGCGATCATGGAGAGTCCGTGAGAAAAGTCATTGTCTGTGGTTCGCGAGTGGAAGCCTGGGAGAAGGCCGGGTGGGCCGCTGCTGTTCTGGCCGTGACGGAGCTGGATGCCGGGTGCATCATCTCCGGAGGAGCGACCGGCGTAGACGCTGGAGCGGCCCGCATGTGCGAACAGAGGGGCGTCCCTCACATGCAGTTCCAAGCGGCGTGGACGGCCTTCCAGAGGAAGGCAGGACCCATCCGAAACGAGTGGATGCTCAGGTGGGGCCTGCCCCAGGCCGTCGTGGCGGTGCAGACCCCGGTCATGGGGCCTGGCACCAAGAGCATGATCCGCCTCGCGATGCGAGAGCAGATCCCGGTGTGGTTGTACGTACCCAACACCACCGAGCTGAAGCGGTACGACATGGATCAAAAGAAGCTATGGCCCTGAAGGAAGCTGACAAGTGCATCGCCATGCGTGACGATCCGCCCCACTACCTGAGGAAGTACCCTTGCTCTCGACGCAACGGTCACGGCCCAGGGGGACTCTTCTGTTGGCAGCACGGCCGCATGGAGGACAGGAAGGTGATGCCGGAGCACGCGGTGACGGTCCACGGTCCCTGCGTGTCGTGCAAGAAGAGGTGGGCTGGAGGAACAGAGGAGAGGTGTGGGCTCTGCCACATGGACCAGTCGTGGGTCCGGCTGAAGTGCCGGTGCGACTGGGAGGGCATGGGCAGGCAGCACAAGGGTGGCGCGACCTGCCCCCGCTGCGATTGGTGGGGCCGTATTTGAGTTGTCGTTTGGCGCGGGACGTGGGATGCTTCGGCATGAGTTACTTATCAACCAAGCCCGGCCTGAACGAGGCCACCGTGAAGATGCTGCGCCGCGTGAACCTGAAGAAGGTGACGCGGTGGGGTTTCTTCAACCTCGACGTCGCCCTGAGGCAGTTGCCCTCGCACTACAAGATCGACCTGTGCCTCAACGAGGATGCGGCACGCACCATCATCAACTCCCGTGTTCGGAGCCGTCGCTGATGTACGAAGTGGAAGTGAAGTGGCGCGGCGAGATGTGTTGGACGGTTCGTCAGTCGTTCGATGACTTGGTCGAGGCGCAGATGTGCGTGAAGCGACTGAAGGAGCTGGACGGCCTCAAGAGTGTTCGGATCCGCAACGCGGAAGGGAAGATCGTCGAATGAAACCCGTGACCTACCGTCTGCTCACGAACGTGGGCGGAAGCCATTGGACCGTCGACGCTTCGGACCTCGGTCTGAAACCCGGTCAGTTCCCCGACGTGCTGGAAGTGACCAAGGACTTCGGCAACGGCAAGCCGCTGATGCGGAAGCGGACTGAGACTTGGGGCGTCGGCTACCAGCAGCGCCTGGGCACCGCAACCTTGATGGTCTTCGATGATTGACCTGCAGGCCGAACTGAGACGACCGTGCCTCAGCTTCGACGCGCTGCGTGGTCGGGCCCAGCACGACAGCGTGGTGTTGCGTTGGCAGGGCAGAGACTTCCAGGTCCTGCTGACCACCACGCGGATCGGCATCCACAAGTGGCTCTGCTCCGTTGTGCCCAGGGAGGGGCTGAGCCTTGCGCGCCATATGTTGTCGGGAGTGGGCAGGGACGAGAAGGTATACCAGGGTGAACGTGGGACTCACGTCACCCGGCTGGTCGTCAGTGAGGACTTCGAATGATGCGTCTTCTCGCCTTGCTCCTTCTCTGCGGAACCCTGTCGGCCCAAGGAACGACGTTGCTCTTCAGCAACAACGGGTTCCAGACCTCGACCTTCCACTTTGAGGTGGACCTGACGGTGTCCGGGGTGCTCCCGGTGACATCGCTGGACCTCTTCTCCCCGCCCGGACCCTTCTGTGTGTTCTGGGTGCCCGGCCCTCCGCTGGCTGCGGGGCTGCTGACGCCGGCCAACGGACTCTTGTGGCTCGACCCGGCGCTTGGTCCTCAGATGATCTACGCCGGCAACGCCACCTTCGGACTCACCCTCGTGATGACGTTCGTCACGAGCGCTTTCCCTCCCGGCATGGACCTGACTTTCCAGGCCATCGCAGGGGGTGGAACGGACCTCTCCACCTCGCTTCACCTGACTACATAGGAAACCCTGAACCGTGAAAACCCTCCTCCTCGTGGCGCTCGTCGCCCTCTTCGTCGGCGTCGTGCCGGTGGGTGCGCAGTGCACCAACCCCTTCTGTCCGCCTGTTTTGGGTCAGCCGCAGGCGCTGCTGACCTCGAACAACGCGGTGCAGTACGACCCAAGCGACCCGTGGACTTACGTGGTCGACCCTCAGAGCTACCCCGTCCCCGGTGCGCCCGTCGAACCGATCTCGAACGCCCAACAGTGGCAGACCACTACTCTGGAGCTGACCTCGAACGTCGTTACGCCATACTGGATATGGATGGACTTCGGCTCTGGCAACGTAGTGGGTGGTGGCCTCGCTGGCCTCTCTTCCGTACCTCCGTTTGCTACTCCTTGGGGTCCGTTCGCCATGATGGCGGACCCTTCCTTGGTGATCCTCATCGCTTCCGGCACTCATCCCGGCGGCGGGACCATCACGATCGCCGAGATTCCCACCCCGGCGTGGCCCTCGAACATCTTGGGGACGCTCGGCATCGGGCTCCAAGGTGCCGTCGGGTTCGGCGCCACTCCCTCACCCATCCTCGGCTCGTTGCCCCCGGTAGGTCTCACCACGTACCTCTACTTCGAGTAGGAACCCTCATGAACATCAAGATCCTCGTCGCCCTCGTGGCGCTCGTTGCCCTCCCCGGCATTTCCTCGGCCCAGACCCTCACCACCAACGTGAGCACGTCCGCCGTCACTGGCGGCCGCACCGCCGTCGGTCCCTGGACCGGCCAAGTCACCGTTGACGTCTCCGCCGTCACTGCGGGCCTGTTGGGCACCACCGTCATCTACGTCTCGGCTCAGACCCCGTTGAGCGTCGGTCAGTCGATTCCCCCGTTCATCGGCCTCAACTACCTCCGGGCGCCCGCCACGATCTTCACGACCGTGACCACGGTCACCGTGGGCGTTCCCGTTCCCGTTCTGTCCGCGCCGGGGTCCACCTTCCCGCCGGGACTGGACTTCACCCTCCAAGCGTTGGCCAACAACACCGCGCTCGGGGCTCACCTTTGGTTCCAGACTTGAGAGTTCCAACCATGAAGAACTTCCTGCTTCTCTCGGCCTTCATCGGCCTCTTCAGTGTCACGGGGGTCGCTCAGATCTCCTTGACGATCTACACCACTCCGGGCAGCACTGCTGTCACCGGCTCAGGCAGCTACACCGTCGAGGAAGGCGATTGGCTCAGTGTCTCGCTCCCGAAGCCCGCGTGGACGGTGCGCTACATCTGGCGGTACTGGGTGCTCCATTCGGACAACACCCTCAGCGCCGTCGGTCGCTCCATCCAGAACGCCACGAGCGCTCCCGGCTCTACCGTGTTCAGCGGGGCCGAGATCGATGACGACGACATCACGGACCCTCCGGCACTTGAAGACGGGGACGTCTACCTCTACGGAGGAAAGCCCGTGCTCACCGTCGAGGTGGACTACAAGGTGATCAACCCGCCCAACCCGCCGGGCCACAACGTCGTGACCTACGACTACGACAACGTCTGCTACGACGAGTAGCACCTGAGCAGCTCAGGTGGTGGGGGCGTGCCGCAGGGTGCGCCCTTTTTTGTGGGCTGCGTGGGGAAGCGGTTGTCGTTTTGTTGGGGTTGTCGTTTAGTTCTCGTGTTCTCGAGACGATGAAGTGAAGGCAAGGGCGACTCGGAAGTCGCCTCTTCCCTCCCCTGGAGACGACCGATGAAGACTACGACGAACGAAGAGAAGATCGCGGCCTGGATTGAGGGCGCTGAGCGTGAGGTGAAGCGGATTCGGGAGGTGGGCGCACGCGCTGACTTGCTGCATCTGGTGGGTGAGGCCCAGGAGAACGACCTGCGGTGCGCGGAGCGGGTGAACAACCTGCTGGGCCGGGTTGCCGAGGAGGAACGGATGACGAGGCTGCTGACGGTGGCGACGAAAAGGTTGGCGGACGGCATCTTCAACACGAAGAAGGTCGGGGGCGCTCTCGACGAGCTGGTGGAGTATGCCTGCGACCAGCTGGGATGCCAGTCGGGCGACATGATCAGCGTTTGGCGCTCGAACGCGGCGGCGGACTTCTTGTCGTCGATGCGTCGACTGCAGAAGGAGCTGGTCTGATGGGGCCCGACGACAAGGTGTGCAGCCACCCGGACTACGTCCTGCGAGGCGAGGAGGAGCGGCCCCACTGCTCCCGCTGTGGCAAGGAGCTGGATCTTTGACCTAAAGTCGTCGGTTGTCGACGACGAAGAGATAAGTGGCGGCGCGATAGGGCGCTGCGGAGATGACCGATGAACACCAACACCCAACACCCCCTTGATGAGCTGGACGCGGAGATGGCCGCGTGGGCCAAGAGCCATGAGCTGCCGTCCTACTGCCCGAGCTGTGACGAGCACCACCACTCCCTGGTCTGCGAGGACGTGACCGAGGAAGACGACTGGTGCGGCTGCGGCGCGTCCGATTACCCCCACGTCCACCTGCGAGAGGAGCAGATATGAGCGTGGGAGCGAACGACAAGCTCGTGGACCAGCGCTACGGAGACGGTCGGGTGGGCAACCCCTATGAGCGGTACCCCGAGCGATCGTCGTGGGTCGAGTTCGAGACCTGGGAGCGACCCGACGGCACCCGGTATACGCTGACGCGACATGCGTCGCGGTGGGGCGGCGTGTTCAGCTACGAACCCTGGCAGAAGGAGCAGTCATGAAGATCGAAGACATCGTTGAGGCGAGGGAGCTGGTCGCGGTCCGCGTGCGGCGCACCCGAACGGCGCTGAACGGGTTGGATAGCGGCAACGCGCCCCTGAAGCGAGCGATACTCCGAGAGGACTGGCGGCTGGCTCTCGAGGCGTGGCCCCTGGCTCGGGTTCGGCCCCGGCGAGCGGCGCTCCTGCGGGCTGCAGACGCTGCCCTGAAGAACGCCGAGGAGTTGGAGTGGGTTATTGCCCAGGGAGGGTTGCCGTGCGGGACGGACGACGCATACGGAGACCGGGCCAGGGAGCTGCGCGCCGAGGCAGCGGAGTGGGCGCGGCTGGCGGCGAAGCTCGAGACGCGAGCGAATGACATGGAGATCTCTTGAAAGAGGTAGACTCTTTTCTACAGGAAAGGAAATCTACCATGGGTGTACACAAGTTTCGTCAGCCGCTGCTGATCGTGGGCGAGGACGTCGAGTACGTTCTGCCCCTCACCGAGGGTCGCGTCCACGACGCGATCAAGACCGACCTGCCCGACACGCCGGGCACCGACGACCTGGGGCTGGCGGAAGCCATCGGGTCCGTCCTGACCTCCATCGAGACCAACGGCGGAGCTACCGCGACGACCGTCGCCTACGCGCTTTGGCGCGTGGTCCTCGACCCGCTGAAGTACGACGCCGGCTCGGACGTCACGGTGCGGGTGCGTGCGGTGACCTCGGCACTGGGAACGGTGTCGGACCTCGTCGACGTTGAGGTGAAGCTCGTGGGCGAAGACGCCTCGGTGGGCGCGGACCTCAACGGGACCGCCGCGACCCAGCTCACGACCTCCGCTGCGGACTACGACTTCGTGGTGGACGGGACGACCCTGACGCCTGGAGCCGAGATCCAGCTGAGGCTGACGATCTCCCGGGATGACACGGCCGGGGCCATCGCCGGAACCGTTACCGCGACGAAGGTGAGCCTGCTGCACAGCGCTCCGAACATCGACGCGAGCTAAGCAGGCTCGTACCAGTCGAGCGCAAGGCTGACTGCCTGGTTGCCCCCATCGATGTTGGTCAGACGGAAGAGGTAGTCCTCGCCTGTCTTGAGGATCCACTCGATGGGGGGCTGCCGACCTGCCGTCCCGCCTGGGAGGATGCTGGAGGCCAGCAGGGTGCCATCGTCAGTGAGCGTGGGCGTGTGGGAGACGAGGGCCGTGGCTGTGTTGCTCGAGAACCTGTTCAGGTTCGGCGTGAGGATGCTGGTGCCCGCGCTGGAGTACGTGACGCCCTCGTAAACCTCGATCTGCATGTCCCCGCCTGCGGCTGCGAACCACCGCATGTGGGCCGCTTGGTCCGCGTGCACTTGGACGATGACCTCCACGTCTCCGTTGTTGGCGACGGAAGCGTTGGCGTGGGACGCCTCGAACATGATGCCCCGGTGGACGTTGGCATGGATCTCGTCCATGGTGACCAGCGCGTTGTTCCAGGAATCGACGTGAGCGAGGTCGCCCCCGGTCGCGTCCTTGATGACTGAGATGCTCATGGTTCCTTCTCCTTCAGGGAGGGGATTCTACCGTGCGGAGCGGAGCGAGCGGTGGGTGCCCTGGGCGAGGGGCGAGCGGGTGGGTGCCCTGGGCGAGGGAGGAGAGGGGCTCCAGCAGCGCCGCTGGGGGAGCGGGGAGGCGCCCAGGGGGCTCAGCGCCGCCTTGCGCAGCAGCGGAAAGGCGGCGCTGAGCTGTGTGATCGATATAACTTCCTGGGGAAGAGGGGGTTGGGCTGGAAAAGCGCTGTTTTGCGGGAAGTTTGTGGAGCACTTGACAAGAGCGGAGTACCGGAGCAACACTATTGGGGGAAGGAGTTACGACGTTTTGAAAATCGGGAGTGCGATCTTATGGACCCCCTAAACGTCCTGCAAAGTGTGGTTTGCTCACGGACTCACGATTGTCGGCTGTTTCTGAGGGTGGTAACCTCCTGTGGCCCAGTGGAATGCAACGGAATACTCATGGATCTCTCTTTTCAAAAGAGAGAGTAGAGAGAGAAAGAGCGTATATAGGAGTCGAGAGAGCCTCCTCCTCCTCCGTAGCGTTTTGACGCTCTCACGTGAGTTCCATGAGTAATTGTGGGAACCCCCCTGGGCAGAGGGAGTTGCCATGCTCAAGTGTGACTCATGGATGGGTGCGGGGCGTGAGTCCATGAGTCACGTGAGCAGTGTTAGGGGGATGTTAGGCGCGGCGATTTGGCGTGTGGCGCGGCGATTTGGCGTGTGACGTGAGAATGTGGACTTGTCGGGTTGACGTGGGAAAAGGCGTTGGGTGCGGGCCCCATGCTCACCGAGGGGCTGTCGCCGATTTTGCGACGAGGTTCTTGGTGACTCCTGTCGAGCCAACAGGTTACGACGATTACGGCCCTTTAGTCAGCGATAAGAGCCCCCGGATCGCTCTGAGCCTCCTGCCGATCCTCTGAGCCTCCTGGACATCCTCTGAGCCTCCCCGGTTTCACGGCCGAGAGCCTCCTGCATCCTCTGAGCCTCCCGGGATTTGCCCGCGTGCGCTCGAGAGAGGAAAGGCGCGCCCCCGCGCGGGTTTGATCAAAGGCGCGCGGCGGAAAAGGTTCACGCCGGCAAACCTTTGCCTTGGCAAAGGTTCACGGCGGGAAAGGTTTTCGACGGCGCGCCTTTGGATAAAGGCAGACCTCCCCGTGCCTTTAGGCACGCGCCCCAGCCGGGGTCGGGCCCCGCCTACTCTCTCTATCGTCGATCGACGCCCGGGGCTTTACACGTTTCCAGAAACGTCTTTGAACACGTTTCTAAATACGTGTTATGGCCGGCGGCCCGATCGCCGATAAGAGAAGTGTCGGGGGGCGGTAAGTAAGCCGCCCCCGCCGCCCGCGCCCCCTACCGTTAGGTCCCGCCGTGCTAAAGCTCGTCCCCGCTAACCCGTCCCTCGTCGCCGATTTTGGCCTGCTTCCCCTGCCCGGCGGCGCCGCCCCCTTAGTCGCCTGGGATGTAACCTTTGCCGGCTCCCCGGATTCCCTGCTTTACGTGTCCGGTACCCGTACCGGCGGGGTGGCCGTGGTAATCGTTTCCCCCGACGATTGTTATACGGGGCGCGTATTTACCGCGTGGGTCGGGGCCGGGGCGGTTCCTTGGGTCCGGCGTTTCTTTCCGTCCGCGCGGGTTTCGGCCGCCGCCGCTAAGGCTGCTGGTCTGGCGCCTTTGGGCGGGGGCGCGTGCGTGGGTACCGCGTTTACCCCCGCCGCGCTGTAGGTTACCGCCGGGGCGCCTTTGGCCTTGGCGCTACGCGCCAAGGCCAAAGGCGCGCCAAGAAACGTGTAAAGGCCGGCGCGCCGATCGCCGATAAAGAGAGTAGGCCGGGGGAGACCCGGCGCCCTACCCAACCCCCAACCCGGAGACGAACGATGAGTAAGCTTTCCCACGACGCCGAGATGTGGAACGCCTTCGCTGGCGCCTGCGTTTTCCCGGACGGCACCGAACCTTTCTTCGCGGAAACCTCTCTGCAAAGCTACGACGCAATAATGGTTCTCGACAGCCAGGGTTACCCCGGCGAGGACCAGAAAACCGTTCTGACGCTGAACGTTATCGACAGCGAAGGAAACCCGAAAGAGGTCTGGGAGCGTAGCTTCAGCGATGAACTCACCCGCGAAGAAATCATTCAGTGGGCGGGGGATATCGGAACCAGCGTCACGGAGAAGGAACTGCTGCTGGCCGGTTTCGTCCGCATTCCTTGCTAAGGAAACGTGTAAAGGGCGCGGCGCCGATCGCCGATAAAGAGAGTAGGCCGGGGGTGACCCCGGCGCTGGCCCAACCCCGCGCCCGAAAGGCAACCCATGAAGAAGCTAACCCGCTCCCAGGCCCGCTATCTCCTCGTCGAGGGCAAGAATATCGCTCGCCGCCTGCAGGTCATTACTACCCTCCTGGACGCCGCCTGCCCGGCCGGAGGGCCGCCCTCGGAGCTGGACGCCGAGTTCGCCTCGCCGGACGGCCAGGACTACTCGGAGGCCCTCCTCGGCGCCGTCCGAAAGGTTGCTGCCCACCTCGATTTGGACGCTGAAGACATCTTGGAAAACGCCTAAAGGGCGCGGCGCCGATCGCCGATAAAGAGAGTAGGCCGGGGGAGTCCCGGCCTGGAGCCGACCGATGAAAACCGAAACCCGCATCTCCCCTACCCTTTCCCGCGTCGCCGTTGGCGGGGTCCTCCTGGATACCCTGAAAAGCCGCGCTGGAGCGCTGGTTTACTTCGTCGCCGATGAACTTACGGACGAAGTTATCTTACAAACCTACGACAAAGCTGCGGCCGAGGAACTGTTCACCGCGCTAACTGTTATCGCGCCTGAAGATTCAGGCCCGGTCGTCCGGCGCCGCTAAAGGCACGCCCCGTGCCGCCTTTGCCCCTGGGCTAAAGGCAGCGCGGGGGAAGCATTTAGCCGGGCGCGCCTGGGTATGAACAGACTCCCCCGTGCCTTTAGGCACGCGCCCCAGGCCGGTCTCCCCCGGCCTACTCTCTTTATCGGCGCGATCCGGTCCGGTCTTTAGGCTTTTCTTTTTACTAAAGCCAACCCCGCCGATCGCCGATATAGAGAGTAGGCCGGGGGTGACCCGGCGACCCAACCCCGCGCCCGAAAGGCACCCGATGATGAACCTTGACGACCTGATCGAAGAGCTGACCGACCTGCGGACCGAACTCGCCCACTCACGCGGGATTTCCGAGGAAAAGGCGGGAGAGATCGAAGTGATGATCGCCTACCAGCCAAACTACCCCCTGCGCGTAGGAATCAGCTCGGTGACGGGCTTCCAGGATTCCAACCAGCCCGTGTACCTTTCCTCGGGCGGCGAAAGCAACTACGTGACCAAAGAAGCGTGGGATGGCGGCTTAGTGGAGCTGGAGGACCTCTGCGAGTACTGCGGAAAACACGCGGAGGAAGAAATCTGCGAAGAGGCGCGGGATTGCGGCGAGCTGCTCTAAGGCGCGCCAGGAAACGCCTAAAGGCCCCGGCGCCGATCGCCGATAAAGAGAGTAGGCCGGGGGTGACCCGGCCTGGAGCCGACCGATGAAGAAAATGACTGGATGCAAGCGTTGCGGGATGGCCGGGGTGGGGTTTGACACGCGCACTGGGTACCACTTGGCGTGTGCCGTTCTGGCGCAAGAAGCTTTCGTGGTGTACGACTTAGACCCTGAAAAGTGCTCTCACTGCGCGCATACGAAGTTTCGCCGGACCTCCGATTCTGTGGTCCCGTTTTGCGCCGAATGCGGCTGCAACCAGTTGCTTCGCGACCGGGCAGAAACGTCTAAAGCCGACGCCGCCGATCGCCGATAAAGAGAGTAGGCCGGGGGAGACCCGGTCGCTCGCCCAACCCCTCGCCCGAAAGGCACCCCGATGCAAACCACCACCCCGAAGCTGACCCACTCTGGCTCCAAGGCTAACCTCTGGGAGGCTCTCCACGCCCGCGCTGCTTCGACCGTGAAGCACCACCTGTCGGACTTCTACCACGACGCCATGTGGATCGCGGCCCACCTCTCCGAGGGCCGGACCGGTCAGTTCTTCTACTCCTGGAACCTTTGCGGCACGCATATCGGGGAAGCAGTAAAGGAATACATGGAGGGCGGAAGCATCGTAACGGCCCCCATGGTGAAGGTTACCTGGGACCGCACTTCAGACGACGGCCGCGTTCGCTGGTCCGTTGAAGACGTTTCCTGAAACGTCTTTAGGTCGGCGCGCCGATCGCCGATAAAGAGAGTAGGCTGGGGGAGACCCGGCCTGGAGACCCCGCCATGAACCGCACCGCACGCCGAAGCCCTTCCGTCCTTTCCCTCGCAGCTACCCTCTGCGCCGCCACCATCGAGGGGCACATCTCCCGCAAGCAGCTCAACGCCGTCCTCGAGACGCTCCAGGACGCCCACATGGGGTTCCAGATGGGGGCCGACTACGACCTGGACGGCAACGGCCTGAAACAGGCGCAGGCAGATACCTTGCTCGAGATGCTGAATCACCTCGAGGATAGGTACCCCAAGAAAGGTGTTTGATTTAGCGCGGACTGGGGGCGCCGATCGCCGATAAAGAGAGTAGGCCGGGGGTGACCCGGCCTCCCGCTCTGGCCCCTGACCGAAAGCTGATCCCATGGATAACCTTTTCTCCCGCGTCGCTCGCCTGCTCGTCATCGGTTCCAGCGCTGGAAGCTTTCTCTCGCTCGTCGTAGTTTTCGCCTAAAGCTGACCCCGCCGATCGCCGATAAAGAGAGTAGACCGGGGCTGACGCCCCCTTGCCCAGGACCCAACGCCATGAAGACCGCAACCCTCACCAAGACCCAAGAGCGCGTGCTCGACCAGATCCACCTCGCCCTGATCCACGTCACCTGCAAGAACCCCTGCGGCCTCTGGGGCCTGTACGTGACCGACACCGGCAAAGGGTACGCCGTCAAGGGCATCCACAAGGCGACGCTGAATGCGCTCGTCAAGGCCGGAAAGGCGAAGTGGCGCCGCATTGACTACCACCAGCTGAACATTCACTACGTCCTCGAATCAGTGCTGGACTGAAGGCGCGCCAAGAAAGGTGTAAAGCGTAGGCGCTACGTCGCCGATAAGAGAGGTATAAGGGGGCGCGGCGCGCGTCCTCCCCCGCCCGGCCCCGTAACGGTAACCTTGCCATGCCTACCTCTTCCTGCCCCGTCGTCCTTACCGCCGCTAACCTTGCTTACGACGCGCTTCTCGCTAACGGGGCTGCGGCCGTCGCTAACGGGTTCCCGCTCTGCTCGGACGGTTACCCCCTGGCCTCGTCGCTGCTCCCCCTCTGCGCCGCCCTCGCCGTCCTGGAGGGTCGGGGTCGGCTCGCTGTAAGCGTCGCTGCCGACTTCCTTTCTGAGGCTGAAGGTATGGTGTAAGCCGTCTTTGTTAGGGGTGGGCGTGCGCTGCTAAGGCGCGCGCGTCTGTCTCTTCGTCGTGGAGAAAGTAAGGAGGGGGGTACCTTCGAGGGCGTGGCGCCACTGCCCCTACTCCAGCCACCAAAATCCATTACCCCACCCAAATCAGTTGTCATACTTTCCAGAATCGCCTCAAACCACTTGTCGTTCGTTCGTCTTCAGCCGATATCTCTTGTATGACTACTCAAGACAAAGCCAACCTCGCAGCGTACAACGACGGTCTCCGTGTCAGCAAGAAGGGGCTCGGCCTCACTGCCTCAGGGAAGTACGACTACCGCTCTCTCGAGAGGTTGTTCGCCCGAGGGTTCCGCCGCTTCTGTCGTGGGCTGGACGCCGCTGAGGCCCAGGACGAGTTCATGCACGGGTTCGTGGACGGGCTCCACACCTCCGCCACCCACTTCGAGTGCGGCCGCCCCCGCGCGTAGTACTCACGTGACTCACGTCCCTGCAAACACCAAAGCACGCTAAACCCTTCTGGCCCAGGAGGTACTCACGCAACTCACGTGACTCAAGCTTTTTCAAGGTTGCGAGCAGAGAGCAGCGAGCCTCCTCTATACACCCTTTCTCTATCTCCTCTCTCTTTTGAAAAAGAGTGAGTTCCATGAGTAAACCATTGCAAGTACCTCCCCGGCAGCGGTTTGCCGTGCTCATGGAACGGTTTTACGACTTGAGCATTCCATGAGTCAAAGTCAGGAGTCGAGACAGCGGCACGCCGGAGCAAAGCGAACGGCGGGCCGGCTCCCCTCCCCCCACCGTGCGCTCCGCTTCGGCGTGGCGTCCCCTGGGCATCGCGCCCCCGTGCGCTACGCTTCGGCGGCACGCCCTTGCTCTTCACGCGCCAAAACGACAGAACAGAGTCGTGGCAAAGAAGACCAGCAAAATCGAGGAGCAGTGGCCTGACGGCGTGGACCCCACCAAGCTGAAGGCAAAGCCCAACTATCGCGGCACGCGCGCGAAGGGGCCGAACAAGAGTAAGGGTGAGAAGGGTCCGAACCTCCACCCCTACACGAAGCTGACTCCCGCGATCAAGGCCGACATCGTCAGCTGCCTCTCCAAGCGCTTCCACATCGGCAACACCTGCGCCGCGATCGGCGTCAGCTACGGCTCATTCAACAATGAGCGCAAGAAGGACCCGGAGTTCGCCGCAGCCATCATGGAGGCCAAGCGCCTCTACACGGAGCTGATCGAAGGCACCATTCACTGCCGAGCGATCGACGGGTGGAAAGAGCCGGTGTTCGGCAAGATCGACAAGGTCTACAAAGACGAGGACGGCAACCTCGTCAAAGAGAGCACCACCGGGGTCGTGGGCCACGTCACCAAGTACGACAACAAGCTGCTCCTGGCCATGGCCAAGCGGTTCATGCCGGATGAGTGGAACGCCACTCAGAAGATCGAGCAGAAGAGCGAAGTGTCCGGCTCCCTCGCCGTAGACTCCTCTCTCACCCTCGCTGACTTGGACGCTGAAACGAGAAAGGCGCTGCGGTCGTTCCTACAGAAGGCCAAGCGCAATGAATCGGGAGATTGAATCTGTCCTCGCGTCAGCAGCGCGTAACCCGGCCGCAGCGCTGTGGGAGCTGGACACGATCGACGCGGAGACCTCCCTCCTCGACTTCATCCGCCTGACCTGGGACATCCTCGAGCCGGGCCGCACCTTCGTCGAAGGGTGGGCCGTCACCGCCATCTGCGAGCATCTCGAGGCCGTCACCCGAGGCGAGATCCGCAACCTCCTAATCAACGTGCCCCCCGGCTGCATGAAGAGCCTCACCACCAACGTCTTCTGGCCGGCGTGGGAGTGGGGGCCCAAGAACATGCCCACCCTGCGGTACGTCAGCGCGTCCTACGCGCAGGAGCTGACGATCCGAGACAACCGGCGCTGTCGTAACATCATCGTCAACGAGCAGTACCAAGCTCGCTGGGGCGACCGCTTCAAGCTGATGTCGGACCAGAACGCCAAGACGAAGTTCGAAAACGACCACACGGGCTTCAAGATCGCGACCTCCGTTGGCGGCCTGGGCACTGGTGAACGTGGCGACCGCTTCATCATCGACGACCCCCACAACATCAAGGACGCGGAGTCGGACGCGGTGCGCGAGAGCGCGATTCAGTGGTTCACGGAAGTGGTTCCCACCCGTATCAACGACGCGGAGAAGTCGGTCCAGCTCTGCATCATGCAGCGGGTTCACGAGCGAGATGTCTCGGGCCTGATCATCGCGCAGGAGCTGGGATGGGACCACCTGATGCTCCCCATGGAGTACGAAGGCGACCACCCCTCGCTCACCAAGACCACCGTCGACTTCCACGACCCGCGCACCAAGGACGGCGAGCTGCTCTGGCCGGAACGCTTCTCGAGGCGCTACCTGGAGGAGGACCTGAAGCCGAGGCTACGGGCCTGGGGCGGTGAGTACGCCGAAGCAGGACAGCTCCAGCAGCGCCCCTCACCTCGTGGTGGTGGTGACTTCAAGCGCGAGTGGTGGCAGTTCATCGATTCCCCTCCAAGCAACATCCGCGCGACCGTTCGCGGGTGGGACCTCGCGGCGTCCAAGGACCGGGGCGCGTTCACGGCCGGCGCGAAGATGAGCATCACGCACGACGGCGAGATCATCATCGAAGACATCGTCCGCGCCCAGCGCTCTGCCCTGGGCGTCGAGAAGATGATCCACGCCTGCGCCGAGCAGGACGGGCCGAACTGCACCGTCGACCTGCCTCAGGACCCTGGGCAAGCAGGAAAGGCTCAAAAGGGGCACTACCTGCGGATGTTCCACGGTTACGATATCCGCTCCTCGCCGGAGACAGGCGCCAAGGAAGACCGGGCGCGACCTCTCGCGGCTCAGGCGGAGGGAGGCAACGTCTTCCTGGTGCGGGGTGCTTGGAACGATGCGTTCATCGCTGAGTCGTCGTTGTTCCCGAACGGGACCTACAAGGACCAAGTCGATGCGTGCTCACGTGCCTACGCGAGGCTGATCGCACGCAAGAAGAAATCGCTCGGCGGAGCACCGAAGGTGATCACGGGATGAAGACTGCCAAGATCGACGTTGACGCCTCGAGGCGCCCCTCGGCCCCAACCCAAACTCTGGGTGTTGGCGGGACAGTCGTCTACGGTGGCTATGTCCACGAGATAGAGACTGACCAGACCCTGGTCGGCCAAGCTCGGTGGAAGCGCTACAGCAACATCCTCGTCAACACCAGCATCGTCGGCGCCGGGGTGCGGTTCTACCTGAACCTCGTTGCCAAGGCGGGCTGGACGTTCGAGCCGGCGGATGAGTCGCCTGAGGCCGAGGAGCTGGCCGAGAAGGTCACCAAGGCGCTCACCGAGAACCTGCGGGCACCGTGGCACCGGGTGGTGCGTCGGGCGTCCATGTACAAGTTCTGGGGATTTTCGGTCCAAGAGTGGATCGGACGCCGCTCTCCCACTGGAGAGATCGACTTCTTCAGCATCGAGCCGCGACCGCAGCCCACCATCGAGAAGTGGGACCTGGACGACAGCGGGTTCGTGAAGGGCATCGTCCAGCAGTCGCCCCAGGACTTCACGGAGATATACCTTCCGCGCAACCGGCTCCTCTACATGTGCGACGACAGCCTGAGCGACGACCCACGAGGGATCGGCCTGCTCCGGCACTGCGCCAACCCCGCGAAGGAGCTGGCTCGCTTCGAGCAGCTCGAGGGCTTCGGCTTCGAGGTTGACCTACGGGGCATCCCCGTCGGGCGCGCCCCCTTCTCGCAGCTCCGAGAGATGCAGGAGAACGGGGAGCTCACCGAGGCCCAGCGCCTCGCGATCGAAAAGCCGCTCACCGACTTCATCACCGCGCACATCAAGAGCCCGCAGATGGGCCTGCTGCTCGACTCCATGGTGTACCAGGACGACGACGAGGCGCAGCGGCCCTCCGCCACCCCGCAGTGGGACATGAAGCTCCTCCAAGGCGGCAGCCAGGGACACGAGGCGATCGCTGCGGCAATCGAGCGCAAGAACCGGGAGATTGCCCGGATCATGGGGGTCGAGGGCTTGCTCCTGGGCGATCGCAGTGCTGGCTCCTTCGCTCTCAGCAAGGACAAGAGCAACAACTTCGCCCTGCTGATCGACAGCGCGCTCACCGAGCTGCGCGCGACGGTGCGCTCCGACCTGATCCAGCCGCTGTTCATGATGAACGGGTGGAACCAGGACCTGATGCCGAAGCCCAAGACGGACCCGGCCCAGTACCAGGACATGGACGAAGTCACTGGGGCGCTCGAGAACATGTCTCGAGCGGGAGCGATCCTTGCCCCCAACGACCCGGTTATCAACGAGGTGCGAGACCTCCTCGGCCTCTCGAAGGCTCCCGAGGTGGACGTGTCACTCATTCTTCCCGAGGAGCCGACCAATGCCCCAGTTACCGAAACCCCGGATCCAGATGACGGGTGAGGTGAAGAACCCACCGAAGCCCCCGGCTGAGGAGAAATCATGATCATTGCAAACGACACTGCCATCGCCGCAGCCAACGCGGCCGTGGACCTCATCGACGTCGGCTCCACCAACGCTGCGGGCGAGGTGCGCATCTACGACGGCACCGTTCCGACGGACGCCGACACGGCGCTCTCCGGCAACACGCTGCTTGCGACCCTGGTCATGTCCAACCCGGCGTTCGGCGCCGCAGCGGACGCCGCTCCGGGAGCGACCGCCACCGCCTCGGCCATCACGGATGACAGCTCCGCTGACGCCACCGGCACCGCGTCGTTCTTTCGCATCGTGGACCGCGATGAGGCCACCATCCTCCAGGGCACCGTCGGGACCTCCGGCGCGGACCTGAACCTCAACACGGTCTCCATCGTGACCGCTGCGGTCGTCAGCATCACGTCCATGACCTACACCCAGCCGGAGAGCTGATCGTGGAGAAAGCTTACCTGCTCGTCGTGTCGAAGCCGGGGCCCAAACAGGGCTTGGTCATCGGCATCGCAGACTGGGACCACCGGTTCGGTCCCAGGGATCTGCGGAGCATGGTGGCTCTCCCCATCGAGTGGACTCACGTCCAGATTGAAGCCCAGCGCGGGCGAGAGAACAGCAGGTTGGACCTCTCGCTTGTGCTGGACGACCACATGCTCGCTCAGTCGAAGGACCAGGGCCGGTTCGTGGTGCCCTCAACGGCCAGCGTGCTTCGCCGTTCAGGACAGGGTGTCAAGATCAAAGCGCGACAGATCACCTACCAGACGCTGAAGGCGCCGGTGACGTTCAACATGATCCAGCTCGGGAGCTGACCCATGCCCACGACTGTTGACAACACGATTGGCTCCACCGGCACCTACTCCACCCCGACGGCATGGGAGGTGGACACTGACAACAATCACGTGACGGCGGACGAGCACCACCGTGGGTTGCTCCAGTCACAGGCCCACGCGCTCGGCACCACGCGCCTGCAGATCAACGGTTCGACCACCAGCGCGACTCAGTTCAGGGAGATGGTGCCGGACGACGGCGCGATCTTCGATCCCGAGGCGGAGACCGGCGCACACCTCACCTACAGCGGCACCCTCGGGGCGCTCCACTTCATCGAAGCCAACTTCCGCTTCGGTGGTGGCATCGGGATCATCATGAGCGGAGGCGCGACGGGTGAGGTGATTCTCACTCAGGTGGCGGACCAAGTGACGGACGGCGTCACGATCATCAACCGCTGCACCGGCACCCTCACCTACGGCATTGAGGGATCGTTCACCGCTGCGGGATTGGTCGCCCGCAACGTCATATACATCCACGACACCACCAGCGCCATGACCGCCGTGTTTACGGATCTGAACGAGGTGTCAAACTGTACGACCCACGCCCAACAGGGGTCGTTCACGCGGATGAGCGAGGGGAACGCTTCCAAAACCCAGATTGTCAAGAACTGCGCAGCCTTCGGCTCCTCCGGTGACCCGTTCGACGCGAACACCACGGCAACCACGTGCACCAGTGACTTCGCCATCGCCGGGGGTGAAGGCACCGGCTCCCTGACCGATACGGACGAGTTCACTGACCCGGCCAACAGCGACTACTCCCTGAAGGACACCGGGTCCTCGTACCAGAACGGTGCGGACCTCAGCGCGGACTTCCTCCTGGACTACAACCAGGATACCCGCGACACGTGGGACATCGGGGCGCTCGCCCACGCCGACTCCATCCCCGCCACGTCCACGAACGGACCGGCGGTCCTCACCGCTGCCGCAGCAACCATGGCGTCCTCGGGCGTCGAGACCATGGAGGGTGCCACCGCTCCCTCCGCTGGCGCGGCGACCATGACCTCGTCCGGCTCTTCGCTCCTCGGCGCAGTCGGCGCACCAACCCTTGTCGGTGCCGCTGCCACTATGGCTTCGAGCGGTTCCGCAGCTGCTGAAGGCTCCGCCCCCTTGGAAACCCCCGCCGCACTACTCAACGCCTCTGGCACCCTGGGCTATACCGGGACCTCGGGCCTCACTGCCCCCGCTGCAACCTTCGCCACCACAGCGGCGTCTGGTACTCCACTGTCCGTGGTCAAGTCCTTTGCTGCTTGGCTGTGCGGCAAGACGGGCCAAGACGACTCCATGTACCTCGCGAACAAGCGAACGCTTCAGTACACCGTGGGCTCGCTCGCGGACGAAGCGGTCGTGGAAGACCTCACCCCCTACGGTGACATCAAGTGGACCCTGTCCCGAATCAGTCCTTCCGGTCAGATCCTCACTGCTTCGCCCGTGGTCGAGAAGAAGCTGTCCGACCTCACCCTCAGCGCCACCTTGGTGTCCGGCATCGTGAACGTGCCGCTCCTCAACGAGGACACCGAAGCCCTCCAGCCCGGCACGTACCACATGGAGCTGGAGCTGTTCGACGTGTTCGGTGAGGCGGCAGTGGTGGCAACCGGAACCATGACGTTGGTCGCCAACGTGGAGAATACCTGATGCCTTCTGCTATCGTGACGACCGAGCCGGGGATCAACAGCTACGACACCGTGGCCAACGCGGATACGTACCACGACGACTCCGCGCGTGGGGCCGATTGGGTGTTTGTGGCCCCGGCCGACAAGACCCGTGCGATGCTGTCCGCGTTCCAGCTCATCGAGCGGCGGCTCTACACCGGCAGCAAGACGGGCGGCGCCTCACAGGAGGCGCAGTTCCCCCGCTCTGGGCTCACCGACATCAACGGTGACGCGGTTGCTTCGGACGCGGTGCCCCAGGCCGTGATCGACGCGCAGTTCGAGTTCGCCCTGGACATCTCGGCTGACCCCACGATCATCACCAAGAAGACCACCGGCTCGACCATCAAGCGGGTGAAGGGTGGTCCTGCGGAGGTGGAGTTCTTCGGGGGCTCCGGCACGAGCAAGGGCACGCGGTTTCCCACCATCGTGGAGGAGCTGCTCCGTCCCTTCCTCGGCGCTGCGGGCGCTTCGGCCCCGGTGGTCGGCGCACCGGACTGCACCCCGACCTCCAGCTTCGAGAGCACCCCCGAAGTGAGCCGAGGGTACTGACATGCCAGATCTGTTCGGAGTAGACATTCAGGGCATCCTGAAAGATGCCATCGGAGACGGTTTCCCTCTGATCACGCTCCGCAAGGTGAGCACCGGAGACCGCAGCACGGCCAACCCTTCCCAGGGACGGACGATCACGAAGACCCCCTATCAGGCGAGGGGCATCCTTGCCAGCTACGCCGACCGTCAAATCGACGGGACCATCGTGAAGACCGGGGACAGAAACGTGCTGATCGTTGCGGGCACCTTGCCCGACAACATCGAACCAAAACCCCAGGACGAGATCGTGGCTGAGACCGCGACCTGGAAGGTCATCAACGTCTCCAGAGACCCGGCAGCAGCGACGTATAGCTGCCAAGTCCGGGAAGCCTCGTAACCCGCGTGACTTTCACCGACCCCGCATCACGGCTCCTTGCGCTCTTGAACCGGTCTGAGACCGAGTTCAAGCAGCGCTTCCTTTCCGCCGTCCTGTTCGCCCGCAGGGAGCTGCCCATCCGGCTGATCCAGGAGGCGATCGAGAACGGAACGGAGCAGCAGCTGTTTGCGGTTCTCGACCGCATCGGGGCGCGACTGTCTCACCAGTTCAACTCCTCGCTGGCCGCTTCGGCGGACGACACAGCCACCCTGCTGCAGCGGCGCCTCGGAGTCCTCCTCGACTTCGACCAGACCGCCGCGCCACGCATGGCCCAGAACCGCCAGAGGCTCGTGAGCGGGTTCTCGCAGGTCCAGCGAGACGCTTCCAGGCAGGCATTGATCGAGGGCATCCGGCGCGGAGAGAGTCCGCGAGCGCTGGCTCGACGCTTCAGGAACAGCATCGGCCTGACCCCCCACCAGGAGGGGGCGGTCCGTAACTTCGAGGACCTGCTGCGCCTGGGGGATCGCCGAGCCCTGACCAGGGCCCTCCGAGATCGTCGCTTCGATCCGACCGTTCTGCGGTCTCTCGAGCGAAAATCGCGGTTGACCGTCGATCAAATCAAGAAAATGACCCAGCGGTATCGAGAGGGTTTCCTCCGCCACCGGGCCGACGTGATCGCCCGCACCGAGGGGCTCCGGAGCGTTCACGAGGGCGTGGAAGACATGTACACACAGGTCATCGCGAACGGTGACCTGGATGCTCAGAAGCTCATTCGAACGTGGAATACCACTCGTGACAAGCTGGTTCGTGATTCCCACGATTCCATGCACGGGCAGGAGCAACCGTTCGGGCAGCCGTTCGTGACGGGGGCCGGGATCCTGATCCGATTCCCCGGAGATAGCGCCGCTCCAGCAGCCGAGACGCTCCAGTGCCGCTGTGCCCTGGGCACACGACTCATTGCCTGAGCGGAACTGAAGACGCATAATCGTGATCAACGGAGGAACCGACAAGATGTATGGAGCAGTGACTTGAGCCAGTTCGTCGCCACGTCCGCCGAAGTCTGCAAGGTCGACGAGGACCTCGGGCTGGTGTTCGGCTTCGCCATCGTCTCGACGATGGACGGTGAGCCGTACTTTGACGTCCAGGGCGACCACATCCCCGACGACTCCATGCTGAAGGCGTCCACCGACTTCATGCTCCACAGCCGCGAGGCCAAGGAGATGCACAAGGGCGGCAAGGCCGGGTCGGTCGTGTTCGCGTTCCCGTTGACGGCCGAGGTGGCCAGGAGCCTCGACATCGTCACCAAGAAGACGGGCCTCATCATCGCGATGAAGCCCGACGCCGAGATGCTCGCCAAGTTCAAGTCGGGCGAGCTGACCGGCTTCAGCATCGGCGGTGTGCGCGGCGATGATGAGGAGGTTGACTGATGGCGACCAAAAAGAAGCGCATCATGCGCTCGTTCAAGATGGAGGAGCTGAGCGGGGTGGATCGCCCCGCACAGGTGCCCGCAACTGTGGTGCTCCTGAAGCGCGACGAAACGATTGCCGAGGAAAGGACCCCGGCAAAAACGAAGGCCGACGAGCCGTCCGGAGACGACAACATGAAGACTGAGAAGACGACCGAAGGGCCGGACTTGGCGGCCGACCTCGCCAAGCTCGCGAAGCGGAACGAGGAGCTGACGGAGATCATGAAGATGTCCGCCGAGCACCGCGCCCACTTCGACACCCTCGAAGGCGAGGCGCGCGAGGACTTCCTCACCGCGCCCGTGTCCAAGCGAGACGAGGCGATCGCGCCGGTCGAGCCGGTTGAGGACCCCGTGGTCTTCAAGAGCGCCGACGGCACCGAGTTCCGCAAGAGCGACGACCCGCGCCTCGTCCAGATGGCCAAGGCCCGCGACGCGGACCGGGCCGAGCTGGCCAAGGAGCGGAGCGAGCGCCTCAACGCGGTGCTCGCCAAGCGCGCGGACGAGGAGCTGGCGAACCTTCCCGGTGAGTCCCTCGTGAAGTGCGAGGTGCTCCGTGCTCTCGACAGCATCGTCGACGAGGATCTGCGCAAGGGTGCGTTCGAGCTGTTGAAGGCCGGCAACGATGCCATGGCCACCAACTTCCAGCGCACCGGCACCGCGCTCAACAAGAACAACGAGGGCGGCAGCCCCGTCGCCGAGTTGGAGAACCTGGCCAAGCGGTACGCTGCGGACCACAAGGTGGGCATGATCCAAGCCCGCGTTGACGTCCTTGGCACCCCCGAAGGAGAGCGTCTGTACGCGCAGACGATCTGAAACAGCAACCACAGGTTTCGTCCAAGGTAGACGGGGCTGATTGAAGGAGACAAGTAAATGGCTACCGTGAACGCGCTTCACACCGTCTCGATTGAGGCGGCCGGCGACTTGAGCGCCGAGCAGTACACCTTCGGCGTGGTCGACTCCGCTGGCCAAGTGGCCCAGCAGACCACCGCCGGAGGGGACGCCGATGGCGTCATCATGAACAAGCCCGAAGCTCAGGGTGATCCGACCGAGTTCGCCATTGGCGGAGTCGCGAAGGTCGTTGCCGGTGCCACTGTGGCGGCCGGTGCGAAGGTTCAGTCCGACACGACCGGTCGGGGCATCACCGCAGCGACCGGGGACCACGTCCTCGGCAAGGCCCTCACGGGCGGTGACGTGAACGAAGTGATCGAAGTGCTGCTCGTCAGCAAGCACATCCTCGCCTGATTGGCGATCCCCCAGAGAAAGGAAAACCATGAACGGCGAGATGATTCGAAAGTCGCAGCCCACGCCTGGAGACGTGCATGTCAACACTCCGTTGACCAACATCTCCATCGCGTACATGCAAGACCAGTCCGGCTTCATTGCCGACCGCGTCTTCCCCAACATCCCCGTTGGGAAGCAGTCCGATCTGTTCTACCAGTACGATCGGGGCTTCTTCAACCGGGACGAGATGAAGAAGCGCGCACCCAACACCGAGAGCGCCGGTGGTGGGTACGAGCTGGACACGGGCAACTACTTCGCGGATGTGTGGGCCTTCCACCACGACATCCCCGACCAGCGCCGAGGCAACTCGGACACCCCGCTCGCCCCGGACCGCGAGGCGACCAACCTCGTCTCCCAGAAGGCGATGATCCGGCGGGAGAAGTTGTTCGTCACCAACTTCTTCACCGCGTCCACCTGGACCCAGGACTTCACCGGCGTGTCGTCCGGCCCGACCGGTGACCAGTTCCTCCAGTGGAACGACGCCGCCTCCACCCCCATCGAGGACATCCGTGCGGGCATGACCCGCATGCTCGAGCGAACGGGCATCATGCCCAACAAGCTCGTCCTCGGCTACCAAGTGCACACCGCGCTCTTGGACCACCCCGACATCATCGACCGCATCAAGTACGGTCAGACCTCCGGCGTTGCCCGCGAGCGTGCGGCCAACGCGGCCCTGGCCGAGATCCTCGAGCTGGGTGAGGTGCTGGTGTCCCGCGCCATCGAGAACACGGCGGCGGAGGGGGCGACCAACTCCCACTCCTTCATCGCCGGCAAGCAGGCGCTGCTCACCCACGCGGCCAGCTCTCCTGGCCTCATGACCCCGACCGGCGGGTACACGTTCTCCTGGAACGGGTACCTCGGTGCCGGCAACGCGGGTCAGCGCATCAAGCGGTTCCGCATGGAGGCGTTGGCCTCCGACCGCGTCGAGATCGAGATGGCGTTCGACCAGAAGCTCGTTGCCGCCGACCTCGGCAGCTTCTTCGCCACCGCCGTCGCCTGATCCACACCAACTGGCGAGAGAGGGAGGAGCGCCGCTCCTCCCTCTTCTCGAGCCTTTGGAGCAACCCATGGCCCGTGTAGCTTTCATCCCCGTCTCGGCCTTCGACGTGGTCCGACCGTTCAAATACGGCGGCAAACAGTACAAGCCCGGGATGATGTTCAAGTGGCGTCAAGTGTCCTGCGACCTTCGGCGCCTGCAGCAGCTCTACGCCAAGAAGCTGATCAACGTGCCGACTTCGTCCGTGGACGTGGAGCAAGACTCCGCGCCGGATGAAATCAAGCACCTCGGCGGCGGCTGGTATGAGGTTGCCCTGGGCGAAGAGACCCGCAGGGTCCACGGCCGCGAAGCAGCCCTCGCTCTGACGAATCCCAGCGAGCTCGTTGAGGACGAAGAAGTCGAAGTCGAAGTCGAGGACTGATGGCACGACGCAGTCACAGGGGTCAGGCGATCGACATCACCAAGCAGCTTGGAGCCTTCACTTCGAAGAGCGCCAAGCTGCTGGCGGTGGAGGTACATGGCAACCTCGTGGCAGCGCCGTCCCAAGGCGGCACCCCGGTCGACACTGGCTTCGCTCGCTCCAAGTGGATCCCCAAGGTGGGTGCACCAGGGACCGGGGACACCGCTGAAGGTGGCGCAAGCAACAACACCGAGGGTCAGGCCTCGTCCGGCAACGTTTCTGATGCGGCTGCCCAGGCAGCACTCGCGCGCATCGTGGCGTTCTACAAGATCGAGCAGGGCTCAATCTTCATGACCAACAGCGCACCGTACATCACCCGGCTGAACGAGGGCTGGTCGAAGCAGGCCGGAGCCGGGTTCGTGCAGCGAGCTATAGCCAAGGGCATCAAGGCGGTGGAGACTCGACTGTGAGCCTGCTACCAGTTGAGGCCATCGACTTCATCTACGCTCGGTGGACCACCTCGTGGGGCACCACGTCGCCCTACACGTTCGACAACGAGTCGTACGACCCGGACGAGAGCGAGGCATGGGTGCGGCTCGTGGTTCGCCACGCGGACAGCAACTTCGAAACTCTCGGTGGAGTTGGCAACCGTCGAGTCCGGCGCGAGGGTAGCATCGTGATGCAGATCTTCACACCCTCCAACGAAGGAGTCTCCGAAGCGCATACCCTGACGAAGGCCGCAGCAGATATATTCGAGGGGGTCTCCTTCAACGGGATCGACGTCACCAACGTCGTGACCAGAGAAGTGGGTCCCAGTGACGCATGGTATTTGATCGTGGCCGAAGCATTCTTCGCCTACGAGGAACGAAAGTAGAAGGAGACAGCCGATGGCACGCACGCTGACCAATAACTTCTCGCTGGCCTACGCCATCGAGTCCACCGTGGCGGTCCTGCCGGGGTCGCCGGAGTGGCGGCTCCTCGAGCCGAACACGATCAACGCCTTTGGTGCGAACATCAGCACCGTCGCGCGAACGCCGATCTCGAAGAACCGGCAGCGGTCCAAGGGCACCATCACGGACCTGGACGCGGCGGTGGAGTTCGAATCGGACCTCACCATGAACGCGGCCCTGGACTTCCTGGAGGGGTTCGCCTTCTCGACCGCCGTGAACGACGACACCTCCTTCGAGGGTGCCGCTGCGGTGGCCACCACCGACGACTACACCGTGCCGGCGTTGGTGGCTGCGAACGCTGCCAAGATCCAGTTCACCTCCGCGAACATCACCAGCCTGCTGTACGCGCGCGGTTACACCAACGCGGCGAACAACGGGCTGAAGACCGTCCTCGTTCAGCCGGTCGCCACGGACACCACTCTCCAGGTGGCCGAGACCCTGGTGACTGAAACCGCTCCCACCAACGCGATCGTCGAGGTTTGCGGCGTGCGTGTGCTCGCGACGAGTGACCTCACCATCACGCGGGTGACCGGCCCCCCGGACACGGCCACGATCGTGTCCGCTGCCTCGGTGGACTGGACTACCCTGGGCCTCACGGTCGGGCAGTTCGTCCATGTCGGCGGCACCGCTGCCGTCAACCAGCCGGACGACTTGGTCGGCTACGGTCGGATCATCACGATCACTGCGACCACGCTCACGCTTGACAAGCTCAACGGAACGATCGAGACGGGCTCCTCCCCGGAGAACCCCGCCAAGGTCATCGACATCCTCTTCGGCCGGTTCATCCGAAACGAGACCGTGGATGCGACGGGCTTCTTGGAGCGCACCTTCCAGTTCGAAGGTACGTACCCTAACCTCTTCGAGACCACGCCCGCGACCCCGGTCGCGGAGCCGGACGGTCACGAGTACACGCTGGGTGCTCACTGCAACCAGCTCAGCTTCAACCTGCCCCTCACCGACAAGGCCACTCTTTCCTACGGGTTCGTTGGCACCGATGCCGAAGCGCCCGTGGACGGTGGCTCCAGGAAGACCAACGCGGACACCCCGATCGAACCGCTGCAGGTCGAGGCGATCAACACCACCAGCGACATCGCTCGACTCCGCGTCACGGAAGCGGACGAGACCGGGCTGACCACCGACTTCAAGTCGATGACGATCACGCTCAACAACAACGTGTCCCCGGAGAAGGTGCTCGGCACCCTCGGCGCCGCGTTCGTGAACACGGGTACCTTCGAGGTGTCCATGGAAACTCAGGTGCTGTTCAGCTCCGCCGAGGTGATCGCGGCCATCCGCGCCAACACCACGGTGACGATGGACTTCCTCCTGGCCAACAACGACGGGGGGATCTACGTGGATATCCCGTCGATGACGATTGGTGGCGGCAACCGGGAGTTCCCGGTCAATGAAACCATCCTTGCGTCGCTCACCGGTGAGGCGTTCGCCGACCCGACGTTCAACACGTCGCTCGGGCTCAGCCTCTTCCCCATCACTCCCTGAACGGAGAACCGCAGATGACTGACTTTTCTCACCTCCGCCTGTACGACGTGGCGTCCGATGACACGGCGGAGTTGGAGCTGTGCCAGCTCGAAGGCAGTCCCGTGTTGGTGGTCGCCCCAGCGACCGACACCAACCGGGGCTACTTCAACGCGCTCCTCAAGCGCAACAAGACCTACGCTCGACGACTGAAGGCCGGGGGCGTCACCCCCGAACTGCTCTCCAAGAACCGCAACGAGGACCGCGTGCTCTACGCACGCTTCGTCCTCAAGGGGTGGAAGGGTGTCGTCGACTCAGCCGGAGCGTCGGTCGACTTCAACGTGGAGAACGCGACTGCCTTCTTGAAGGCGCTCCCGGACTGGATCTTCGACGACGTGCGCAGCTTCGCAGCTGAGCCCTCCAGTTTCGTGGCGGATGGTGACCCGACGCCGGACGACATCGAGGAGGCGGCGGGAAACTGAAGGCGCGGCTACTCTGGGAGCTGAGGTTCAGCAGGGATGGTTGGTCCATAGAGACTGCCATGGCCAAGAACCGAGCGCTCCCAGAGTGGTACCTCGAGGAGCCTGAGCTCTTGCCGGGAGACGAGTTCTACCTGCGAGAGTTCCGGGTCCTGGGTACCGAGAGGGTCATGGGGGGCCCGATCCCGCATAGCAAGATCATATCGCGTGCCTTTCAGCTTGGGCTCGATACCTGTATGATCAACGCCATGGCCGAAATCATCATGGCCATGGACGATGCATCGCGGGAGTGGTCGTCGCAGCAGAAAACCTCGTAGAGGAGTGAGCGGTGGCTGACTTCCGGATCAACGTTGTAGTCGACCCTTCGCAGGCCGTGCGCGGCACGCGGAGAGTTGGTGCCGAGTTGAACCGCGTCGCCAGGACCGCCGACCGGCTCCGCAACCTCCTCAGCCGCACCTTCGCGGTCGTCGGCCTCACCGCCGGCATCGGCGCCGGCATCTCCCTCCTGGCCAACTTCAGCCAGGAGATGAGCACGGTCGCGGCGGTCACCCAGGCCACCGCGACTGAGTTCGCCGCCCTCTCGGAAGAGGCGACGAAGCTCGGAGTGAACACCCGGTTCACAGCGACCCAGGCAGCCGAGGGTATGTCCTTCCTCGCGCGCGCCGGGTTCGAGGCGGACGAGGTGCTGGCCAGCATCGGAGACACGCTCCTCCTCGCGCAGGCGGGTTCCCTGGGCCTGGGCCGTGCGGCTGACATCGCCTCCAACGTCCTCAAAGCGTTCCGGCTGGAAGTCGAGGAATCGGCCCGGGTCGTGGACGTGCTTGCGCTCGCCGCCAACTCCTCCAACACCACGGTGGAGCAGCTTGGACAGGCCATGAAGTTCGTGGCCCCGGTCGCGGCCGGCGTGAGCGTTGAGCTGGAAGAAACCGCCGCAGCTATCGGCGCGCTGTCCAACGCTGGCCTCCAGGCCACCCTGGCTGGCACTGGCCTGCGCCGTGTCATCAGCGAGCTGGAAAGCCCCACGGAGAAGACCAAGAAGCTCCTCTTCGACATGGGCCTCAGCGCCGACAGCGTCAAGATCTCCTCGGTGGGGCTCACCACCGCGCTGACCCGACTGAGGGACAGCGGCATTGACACGAGCCTTGCCCTTGAGCTGTTCGGCGACCGGGGTGGTCCCGCGTTCGAGGTGCTCAGCAACAGCATCCCCGACATCATCAAGATGACGGAAGCCTTTGAAGGGGCTGACGGAACCGCAAAGCGTATCGCCGCGACGATGGACAGAAACTTGAACGGTGCCCTGCTTCGTCTGAGGAGTGCCTTCGAGGGTTTGGTGCTCGCGACGGGGGAGCAGGGCGCCACTTCTGCCTTGACGGGGTTCGTCGAATCTCTCACCAAGGGCCTGCGCGCCTTGGCGGCCAACGGCGACACCGTCGTGTCCACCTTCCAAACGCTGAGCATCGTCTTGGGTGTGCGCTTCGCCCAGAAGGCGTTGCCCGCAGCGATTGCTGGAGTGAAGAGGCTGACGATCGCCATGCTGGCCAACCCGGCCACGGCCATGGCCGCAGCGTTCACCGTCTTGATCGCGGTGATGGTTGGGTTCCGTCACGAGATTCAACTCAGCGGTGATTCGGTAGCCACCCTCGGTGACTTCTTCAGCGTGGCCGTTGACCGCATCAGTGACGCACTCGACATCCTCTTGAAGAACGTCGGGGTGGTCTTCGAAGCCATCGCGCAAACCTTCGGAGGCACGTTCGACGGATTCGAACTGTCCTTCCAGAACGCCTTCCTCGCCGTTGCTGCCGTGCTGGATACGTCCCAAGGGATCTTCGTCGGCTTCGTCCGCTCGATTCAGGCCTCGTTCAGCGCTCTGCCCGCTGCCATCGGCGAGGCAACCATCGCCTCCATCAACGCCCTGATCACCCAGGTGGAGACCGGCTTCGACGGCGTCTTCGCCCTGGGCGCTACGGTCGGAACGTTCTTCACCACGATTGCCTTCGCGGTGAGCACTTCGATCAACACCTTGGCCCAGGCCAGCACGCAGCTCCTCGCAGGGAACCTGTCCGAAGCGGGCAAGCTGACCCAGGAAGCGGGCAAGCTCCTGGCGGAGAACCTCGGAGGAGCGTTCAGCAACTCCGGCACCGTGCTGGTGGCCAACCTGAAGAAGTTCCAGGAGCAAGAGCTGCTCCCCCGACTCAACAACAGCTTCGCGGGTGCGGGCGAGAAGCTCGGTGAGTCCGTCAGCGACGGGTTCCTCGAAGGGTTCCAGGCCAGCACCGGAGCGACCGACCTCGTCCTGGGAGTGATCGCCGATGCAGAAGAGAAGGCCCAACGACGGCAGATTGATCGGTCCAAGGTCGCTGAGGCCGACGCGATCGAACGCGCGAAGAAAACGGCGCGGACGACGGCTCAGGCGGTCCAGGACGAGCTGGCTCGAATCCAGCCCCCAGAGATCGCTACCTTCGGGGTGGAAGACGTTCTACGGGGCCTTGCTGAGGAAGCCGCCCTGCTGAAGTTCGTGGGCCGGGAGCGAGAGGTTCAGAGCGAGCTGCTCCAGATCGAGAACGACCTCCGCAAGGAAGGCATTGAACTAAGCGCGGCCGAGCGAGGCAACCTCCAGGAGCGCATCGAGAGCCTACAAGCACTCAACGAGCAGGGCCGCATCCTCGAGGAGCTGCGCGGCCCACAAGAAGACCTGCTTGCCCGGCAGGCCGCAGCCAACGCGCTGTTCAACCAGGGCAAGATCTCGCTCCAAGAGTTCAACCAAGTCATGCGGGATGCTGCCCTCGCGGCAGCGGAAGCGGGAACAAGTATCGGTGACGGCCTCACTGTCGGCCTCATCCGGATCCAGGACCAGATCAACGACCTCTCCGGCCTGGCAGAGAGCACGCTGACCAATGCGTTCAGCGGAGCAGAAGACGCGCTGACCTCGTTCATCACGACGGGCAAGGCCAACTTCAGTGGTCTGGTGGACAGCATAATCGCCGACGTCGGGCGGCTGCTCGCACGTCAAGCCATCGGTGGACTGTTGGGGCTCATCGGTGGTGGGGGCGGTGGCGGAGGAGGCGGGTTGACCAGCCTGATAGGAGGACTCTTCGGTCGTGCCGAAGGTGGGCCGGTCAACCCGTCTCAACCGTTTATCGTGGGCGAGCGAGGCCCCGAGATCTTTCAGCCGAGCATCGGGGGCAACATCATCCCGGCGCAGGAGACGGCATCCATCCGCAGCGGCGGTGCCTCCCCTGGGCCAGTGAACGTGAACCCGCAGTTCGATGTCACCGTGAACGTGGACAAGGATGGCAACGCGGATGTGCAGATAACTGAGAAGACGTTCGAGACGCGCGCCGCAGAACAGGGCGTCTTGGGCATCCTCCAGCGCAACCCGCGACAACTGAGAAACATTACTGGATCATGACCTGGCAAACTGGAACCTCAACTGACCACATTGACCTGCTGAACCAACTCCGCGAGATCGCGACGTCAGACCACGTGTCGGCTGTGGTGGTGAACGCGGGGGGCACCGGCTACGTGGTTGGCGACATCCTCACCGTGGCTGGAGGTACCAGCACGCACACGGCCACCATCGAGGTACTCACTGTGAGTACCGGTGCGGTGGCCACCGTCCGCATCAAGACGGGGGGCGCCTACACGGCGGACCCGACCTTGACCGCGAACGCCGTGACCGGCGGCACGGGCTCGAGCTGCACGCTGGACCTGACCATGACGGCCACCGGATGGACCGTGGTGCGCGAGAGCGAGGAAGTCACGGCCGCAGCCATCAACTCGGGTGGCACCGGCTATACGGTGAACGACGTGCTCACGGTTGTGGGTGGGCTCGGAGATGGCGTCACAGACGCTGTGGTCGCAGCCACCATCACTGTGGACACGGTCAGCTCTGGAGTCATCACTGCGGTGACGGTCACGACCGGCGGTCACTACGAGGAACCGATCTCGCCGACCACAGCGGTGACGGTTACGGGGGGCACCGGAACGGGGGCCACGTTCGACCTCACCTTTGCTGTGCTTACCGACGCCGAGAAGATCCTCGTGATGGAGGGCACCGCTGGTGGTGCCGGTGACGACGTCACCGTGGCCATCAAGACGTTCAACACGGCGTCCGGGTTCAACACCGCCTACAACTGGATGCTGTTGGGCCTTCAGGACTTCAGCGCCGCCCTCACGTTACAGGACCAGAGCAACGTTAGCCCAGGGTTAGCGACTTCCGGCAGTGGGCCCGTTGTGGTTACGGAGGACACTACGCAGGGAGCCTACGTTCCGCTGAAGGACGATGACGGATTCCCGATGGACTTCTGGTTCAGCATCACGGACCGCCGCATCGTTGGCGTGGTGAAACTCGAGACAGCGATCATCACCCACTACGCTTCGTTCTACCTTGGGTTCCTGAACCAGTTCGGAACCGCAGCCGAGCGTCCATACCCAATCTATGTGTCCGGTTGCCAGAGCCGGTACAACGCCTTCTTTGCAGACGCGGCTCCCAAGCTGATGAGCGGCATCACTGAGCTGTACGGAGGATCTTCGGAGGACGGGCCGGGCTGGTACCGCCGACACTCCAGCTCTGCCTGGGTCGAGGTGAGGAACGGTGGCCACACTGAAAGCTCGGGCACCCGTGCCATCTCTACTGGAGACGGCCATCTCTACCCGACAGGGAAACCAGATGTGCAGCCCACTGGCGCGGACAGAATCGTAGCCGATAACGCTGATTTCGACTGGCAGGAGATGATCCAGATGGGCTCCGCAGTGTCGCCCGTCCTCGAGCTGCGGGAAACACCTGGATCTCCGGATGACGTTCGACCTCTAATACCCTGCGCAGTTCTCTACACAGACGGCACGGCACCAGGAGACTTCGAGATTCAGGGAGAGCTGGACAACGTTTTCTGGACCAGCATCGCTGGTGGTTCGCCATCCGTGGGGTCGGAAGACAGCTTCGCCTTCGATGGCGACGTCTACAGCATCTTCCAGAATGGCAACCGCGCCAACGTCTACAGCTTCATGGTCATCAAGGAGGACTGACCGATGGCCAACTCAACTGGCACCGCAACCGACATTGACGACCTCTTCGACCAGCTCATCACGTTCGCCACCGCGAACGGGTGGACCGAGGAAGAGCCCACTTCTACCAACAGCAGTCCAGCGCTGAGCCGTGGGGACTGCTTCGTTCAGTGGCGCTACGGCGGCACCTCTCCCCCGACCAACCGCACCGTGAGCATGACGCAGGCGTTGGCGTACATCAACTCCAGCACCGACCCCGGCAACCATACTGATGACAGCGGCAACGGAGAAGAGACCACGACTCCCACTGACGCCGTCTTGAAAGCTGAACGCTGCATCTCCGACTTTGGTGATGGTCCGTTCAGCTACTGGTTCTTCGAAGACGACGCGGACCAGCCCTACATCCACGTGGTGGTGGAGGTGCGCACCGAAGAGTACCGACACTTCGGATTCGGAACCATCAGCAAGTTTGGTTCCTGGACCGGAGGCGAGTACGCATACGGTCATTATCAGGCGGCGGGCGGCACCAACGGTGCAACACTCGCCAGCGCGACCGTGTTGTTGGACGGCCTGTACGAGGATGCAACCGTCAGCACGGCCAAACGTGCGGCCACTATTCATATCGAGGGAATGCCGAATCAGGCCGCTGCTGGGAAGTGGGGACAGGTCGCTGGGGGCAACTCTGCAAGACCAGACGATCGTGCGGGCGAAGACAAGATTAGAATCCAGGGAGGCTTCCGCTCCGGTCCCGTGGCCAACAGCTGGGGAAACTTCTCCGGCGCAGCCTTGGATGGTTTGGTGCCCATGTACCAGATCGCTCTCTTCTATGTCGACGAAGTGAGCGACCACGCATACTATCTTGGCAACATGATCGACGTGCGAGGACTCAACAACCGCCACTTCACGCCGGGTGAAGAGGTGGTCATCGGTTCCGATACCTGGGTCGTCTTCCCCATGAGCATCCGCACTGCCACCCTGACGGTTGCGCTCAGCTCCGCCTACTCTGGGATTGCGTACCGGAAGGTGACCTGATGACTGTCTTCGCGGGGGCTCAGGAAGTGACCGGCGACACCATCATCGCCAAGTGGGGTAGCCGCAAGGCTATCTATGGTTCCCCATCGGTGACGGTGACGGCAGTGGTAGACGACCCGGCGCCACTCGAGGTGCCGATGATCGGCGGTGCCGTGGTGGACTCCAACCCTGGCTCGCTTCGCACGCCGCTGAACAACGACCTTGCGGGGGCGCTCGCCGAGGAGCTGGAGGGGCCGGCAGAGGACTTCTTCGAGCGCATGCACGTGGTGCCCCGAAGCTACCTCCTGGGCAACGTGCTCTCCACCCAGACGGTATCCACCGAGGTGTTCAACGCATGGCGCCGAGCGACGCGCTCGTGGACCGCGTTCGCGAACAACGGCGGTGCTGGCATCTCCCTCCTGGGCTCACCGGGCCTGCCAGTGGACGTGGTCAACCTCGGCAGCATCACAGGGCTGAACATCGAGGTGACCACCGTTGGTCCGCCGACGGTCAACTCCACCCTGGACTTCACGTTCGATACCAGCATCGTCTCGCCGGCCATCGTCTTCGTGCGCGTCGTGCTCTTCGCCATCACTGCGCCGGAGCGACCGTTGAAGGAGCGGTTGGAGTTCCTCACCGGGATCATCGCCGGCAAGAACGGCACCGAGCAGCGCATTCGCTACCGGAAGAACGCACGCCAGATCCTCCCCTATGAGTTCTTCATCGAGGAGGGCAACGAGCGCACCCTCGTGGACAACTTCCTGTTCGCCCAGCAGGGGCAGGCGTTCGGGGTGCCGCTGTGGCAGGAGATGACCTTCCTGACCTCGGCCGCGAGCATCGGCGAAACGGTCATCAACGTGGTGGACACGGACTACGCCGACTTCAGGGACGCAGGGTTCATCGTGATCTACACGGACGTGGACACCAACGACGTGCTGGAGATCGCGAGCCACACCGCGACCACGATCACGGTGACGAACGCGCTCACCAACGACTATCCTCTCCGGACCAGGGTCATGCCCCTGCGCATCTGCGACTCCGAACCCGAAGCTCAGATCACCCGGTACATCCGCAACCTGAACCGCTACGGCATCACGTTCCGGACGCGCGACAACGACATCGACATCGAGGCCAGCCCGAGCTGGGTCAGCGCCTACAACTCGAAGATCTTCATCAGCGGCTACAACTGGACGCGCGGTCCGGTGGGCGAGCGGATTCAGCGCGAAGTCATGGTGCTCGACTCCAAGAGCGGGCAGGTCTTCCAAGGTCGTGTCGGCAACGCGGGCAGCCACGTCAGCCAGCTCACCTTCCTGGCCGTTGGGCGCCAACAGATCTGGGAGCTCAGGCAGCTGCTCCACGCGCTCCATGGGCGGCAGACCTCCTTCTACCTGCCCACGAACCAGGACGACTTCACGGTCGTCAACGACCCAATCAACACTGACAACCGGCTGGACGTGACCAACGTCGGCTATACCCAGTTCGTCGACTCCGCCGCTCCCAAGGACAATATTAGGGTGACGTTCAACGACGGGAGCCCGGATATCATCACTGACGTGACCCTGGCGGTTGAGCAGTCGGCCACCGTGGAAACCCTCACCCTGGGGCACACCTGGACCTCGACGATCGCCAAGGCCACCATCGCCCGGGTCGAGATCGTGGAACT